ATGCGGTACACGAGTGTACCGCATGGACATGTGCCGCACCTCGGGGGATCAAAGCGGGGACAAGAGAGCGAACAAGCCCCACCTGCGTCATGCTCCTCACTGCGAGGCGCCAGTAGTCCCAACTCGGTCGCCCGTCCCACCGATCCATACCCGCGTCATATCGTTTCCGGTCGCACGCACGACGATAATTTGTCCGAGGAATCATGCGCTCAGGAATCTCGTCCAGGTCCCACAGGTCGTAGTCGCTGTTCTTGAAGCCCGACGGGCGCGCATTCTTATAGAATGGAGTCCCCACATAGAACAGCGGGCCTTGAAGGATCACCTCGTCCCAAGACTCAGCCTCTGTCTTCGCCTGCTCGATATATCCGTCCTGCTTGGCTCCTTTTTCATGCCAACCGCTTGAGACCTCAATGTTCTCCCCGGGACGACTCGCCGAGGAGGCGATGCGATCCAGCACCTCCTGATGCTCACGAAGGTAAGGCCGAACCATTCGAGCCTGAACTGCAGGAATTCCTTCCGGATCAAACAAAGATCCCCACGTGGTCAACACATCAGTATCGACAGCCAGAATTCGAGAACGATGAGGGCGAATATCCCATCCACCGGAAGCGTGTTGGATTCCAGGCTCTTCTCCCCGCCCGTCATCGCGAAGCGATCCGTCAAGTGTCGACACGTTCAGCAATCCAACGGCCTGCTTGAAATTAGGTTCATTCGGTGGACCATAAACATGAACACCAAACACGGTCATATGGTGGACCTCAGGGAAAAGCTGAAGTTCATTGGAGAACTGCCAATGCCTTCGCAGCCTTCGATACGTGTTCTCCCGCAGCACACCGCCCTTCGGGTCCAGGAAGTGGCCCTCCGGATGGATCAGTCCGACGATCCCCGCGGGCGCCATCGACCGCCACGTCCGCTCCATGAAGTTCATGTAGAGGTTCGTCTGGAGGCCTGCGAGGACCGGATGCTCGACTCTATCGCCCAGCACCGTCGAGGTCGCGGTCCCCGACGTCAGATCCGACAGGTACTTGTCCCGCGCCATCGGTGCGTCCAGTACCTGGCCACGGCGATCGCGGAACGCTCTCTCCGGGATCTTCTCCTCCAGTAGGAACCACGGGTCGAACTCGGCCAGGGTCGCACTGTCCTTCCACACCGGCCTCACCCACGGCGGGTTTCCCACCTGCAGGTCGAACCCTCCGCGCCCGAAGACCTGCGCGAAGTCCAACTCCCAGTGGAAGAAGCCCTCGCGCGCGGCGATCTCCTGCACAGTCGCCAGCCACGGGTGCGCCCCCTGAATCTCGAACATCAACGGCATCCGGTGGAACGACCGCTCGAACTTCTCAATCTCAGCGAGCTTGTCGAAGTCGTTCCCCTGCGTCAGGAAGTCCTCGTTCTGTCCCTTGTCCGTGGTCTCGATGCCGAGCAGGTCCGTGCATGTCGCCAGCCACTCCTGCCACGTGGGCAACTGGTCAACCTGGTCCAGCGGCCAGAAACTCAACGCGCACCACGCGTCCATGACCAGGCGCAGGCGCTGGTACATCGAGTCCGGGTCTGCCAGCGCATTTTCGATCTGTTCGCGCGTCACATTCGAATGGCTGGGCTCCGCCTCACGGCCCCACACGTCGATGTCGCGCGAGGCCTCCGCCTCGCTGATCTCCAGGCGCTTGGCGGCGATCTCCCAGAGGCGCTCGACCCGCCGCGCCAACGATGCCAATGTCTTGACCTGCGTGGCCGTCGGCTGGCGGAGCATCCCCCGCTTCCACGTCTTCATGGTGTCGACCTGCTCGGGCGCCAGCTCTTTCGCCTGCTTCGCCCCGGCCGCGGCTCCCCACGTGTCGCTGGGCAGCAGGAAGTGGTGAATGCTGCCCTTCTCCAGACCCCCGAGGGGCACGTCGGCCAGCCCGCGATCCTCGGGCGGAGTCTTCCACCACTTGGACTTCGACTTCCTCAGCGCTGACAGGTCGTAGGTGGCCCGCCGGGCCCCGATCAGGGAGTTGCCCCGCTTGAGGTGCAGGCCGAACCACGGGGCAGCGAGCCTCGGCTGCATGACGTTCAGCCACATCGAGACCTCGGCCAGCTCCACGGCCGTGTCATTGAGGTCGACGCCGTAGACGCGGTGCAGGGCGATCCAGGCCTTGACCCGGCGGCGTTCCTCGGGCAGCTCATCCGCCGGAATGCGCTGATTCAGCTCGTCCTGACGACGCTCCAGGTAGGCGTCGGCCAGCTGATTGACGGCCTCGTTCGCGAATGCCCCGGACCCCAGGGCAGGCTCGCACAACCGGTCACGTTGGATACAAGACCCCAGTGCGGAGCAGGGCCATCGAACAGCTTCGATACCGGCTATGAATTGGGATTTCCGGCTGCCGCGGACGTTTGGAGATTAGCCTGCTGTACCGCTGAGTATCTGGCACGTCGCTACCCGGCTGGCGTCCGTAGGGGGGGTGAACCAGTCGGGATCTCGCGCGCAAGAATAGACGCGGGGTCTCGACAAATGATGTGGGTAGCACCTCTACCTGTAGGCGATACCGCTTGCTATTCGTTCTTGCAGGTGGGCCGACGACCATCTGCACTCCTAGTCAACTACAAAGCTTTTAGCAAGTTGGGGCCCTTGAGCTAGACGTTGTGCCTACGCAGAGACGCAGCTCGAGGGGTTTCTCGCGTTTTGAAAGGACGCAAAGTGACCGCTGAGGATCTTCGGGCAGAGCTGATCCGGGTTTCCGAGTCACCGCAGCACCCGAGGGTGTAAAAAGTATCGGTAGGGCGTCATGCGATGCCCAAATGTACACCTTGATCAAAGCTGACTGTATCGCACGAATAGTCATGCGGTATGGTATTCTGGCCGCATGGTTGACACATCGAACGCGCCTCGCGAGGACTATAGAAACCTCTGGAAGTTGCTTATCGACAGAGGAATTCGGAAGGGCGAGCTTAGAGACCTTGCCGGTCTGAGCTCATCAACCATCACGAAGCTGGGTCGAAATCAGACGGTTACCACCGCGACACTTGGGCGGATTTGTAAAGCGTTGGATTGTTCACCCAACGACATTCTGGCTTTTGAAGACTGTTATGAGGAAGGAACCGGCGACGGTCGTAATGAGTGAGATGAAGCAGGCATATACCATCAAGCCTCAAACGGCGGTCGCCTCCCCCGACAGCAGTACTACCGACTTAGTGTTCCCCATTGAGCTTGTTGCCCCCGTTGTGGGCATGACTCACAGCTTCATTAGGCGTGTCCTTGGCAGGAAGTCAATCTTGTCCGAGGCCGACGTTCGGCAACTTCTAGATCAAGATGCATTCTCCGAGACGTTCGTTCCTCGCAGCAGAGTTCTTGAATATCTCCGTCGAGCCGTCACCGGAGCCGTGCTCGTTGCCGAGAGTCAAGAGGTCATTCAAAAGGACTCCTTCGTTGTCGGAGACGCTCTCCAGCTGATTGGAAGACTGAAAGATGGTTCGGTGAATACTGTTGTCACCTCAACGCCGTACTGGGCTATGCGGGTCTATGACGAGCCTGGTGAGCGCCTTTGGGCGGATGGCGAGTACTGCTCGTTTGGTCTCGAGCAGACACCTGAAGGGTTTATTCGCCATTCGGTCGAGGTCTTGCATGCATTGCTTCCGAAAATTGCTGCAGATGGCTCCGTGTGGTGGAACATCATGGATTCGTACAACACTCGCACTCAAATCCGGGGTAGTGCAGTTGAGACACTGCATGCGATGCAAGGCAAGGATGGTCGATCGTGGAAAGATCACGAGTACTTGCGGTATTCCGCCGGACACTCGTATCTGAAAGATGGTGAGCAGTGTTTGATCCCGCAACGGATTGCTCAGCGTGCTGCCCAAATCGGCTACTACGTAAAGAGCACGATCTCGTGGTGCAAGCAGGCCACAACTCCTGAACCCCAGCAGTCGCGAGTCAGCAGAAATGTTGAGTACATTCTGCATCTCACTCGGGAACGAACCCCCAAGTTCAACAAGGCCGCATACTTGGAGCTACCTTCAGACCTTGGTGGGCGACAGCTGCTTGAGTCGGACAAGCTTAGTGACTTCTGGTACTTGCCAACCTCTTCTGGCCGAGATGGGCATGGGGCTCAGTTCCCGGTTCAGCTTCCTGGGCGTTGCATCGCGATCTCAACGGACCCTGGTGATGTGGTTCTTGATCCATTCATGGGTGCTGGAACTACCGCCGTTGCAGCGAAGAAGCTCGAGAGGAGCTATATCGGTTTTGATGTAAGCGCAGAATACCTCGCCACTGCTGAGCGAGTGTTGGCTTCAACCACCGTGCAGCAACCCCTCTTTACCGCAGAGCTTCGATAACCCTCGAAGCAAGTGCGTCGACGTCTATCGCAGAACTGCTATCCAAACCAAGGCATTTGATTCGGTGACCGTCGAACGTCTCGACCACGTCTCCAGTTCGAACGGAAGGTGAGATGATATAAGCCTCGTTGAGACGCGCAAACTGCATGTATGTATAGATCTGATACAGATCCTTCGCATCGGGTACCTTGTACTTTACGTCGAGGACAGCTTCTATAGATCCGCCGCGATAGATAGTCAGGTCTGGAATTAGCTCGATTTCGCCATTCGTAAGCAGAAAGCTACTGGAGGCAAAACCCTTTTGAACGCTTAGAGCAGTGGGCTCTGCAGCTCTCATGAGACTTGTTCGCACAAAGTCTTCGTAAAGTCCAGGCATATTGAACAAGTATCCGTCAGACTCCCAGCTTTCACCGTGGTCAATTCCGGATGCTTGGAGGATGACGAGGCTGAGACCGAGCGCATTGCTGTAGTAGGAATGCGAACCGCCAACATTTTTCGTTCGCATCATCTGGCTGACCTTGCGGATATCGTCATAACCAGCAAAGGTAGATGCCTGCCAGTTTGCCCAATCGTGAGTTACACGCGCCCCAGGAGCGTCACTAGACAAGAGTCCCAATACTCGTTTGGCAGCCGACTTGATAATTCTGTTCTCGGGGATATCAAATGTCGGCCTGTGTCGTCTCGTTACGATTGGAGCGGCATCTCCTCGCCGCGCTCGGAGGTTTGTCACAGGCCAGTTTATCTGTCCAACGGCAGATGACGTGGCCTCAAGCGTAGGCTTGCGGCGAAATAACTTTGGCTTTGCTGCAAAGGATAAGAGCTCCCGGGACAACATCTCTGCCAACGAACTCAAGCCGAAATCGTGCGACCCGCTTGAGTATCCGAACGGAGCATCGTTCACCAGTCGAGCCGACTGAGAATCGTGAAGATACAGCAGCATCGAAACTGGATTGAGCGATGCATGCTTCGGAGAAATGACAAGCTTATTGCCATTAAGAAGCGGGATATTCCCGGCAACATTTGACGCCAGAATCTGCAGAACTCCACCTTGAAGGAGAACGCGGATGTTGTCTGGCAAGCCAGTGGGTACATCAGCTGGGGTTAGGCCGGGTAACGCCGAAATCTCGTTCTCGACGGCGTGCCAAGTCTGCATCACGCTGTTCCTGTGAAGAGTTCATCTACGCGGTTGTCGATTTGCGCTACCACTTCAGGCTCATAGGCAGAGAAATGATTCATCAAGACCGGTCGGATTCTCCACATGTAGTACATCCGGAAGTCATCACTCGCGTGAAGCCCGGCGAAGTAGCCATGACCCAGCGGATACTTGTCTTGAATAGCAGTGAAGACAGTCTTAATGGCTGCGGCTGTATCTGAAGGAATACCTCTGTGCCTAAGTATCGCGTCAAGGTCTTCAACGCGTGGACCAAAGTAAACACTTGCCATACGTCCCATGAGTGCGTCGTCGACATCCTCCGTGTTCGTGTCGACGTTATTCATAGTGAAGTAGAAAACCACTTCTGGATCGATAAAAATCTCCGCACCATTCGGAAGCGTGATGCCGTTGGTCTCGCCCCGGTACGCTGGCTCGATAAGAGAGAATAACTCGCCCAAGGCCTGGCTAATTCGCGTGCGGTTGATCTCTTCTAGAACGATATGCCTCTTGCCGTTTCGAAGCGCGCGAAGGAGTGGACCTTCAGTCCATTCGAATTCTCCCGGTTTCTCACCGGGCGCGAGTCCTAGGATCAGGTTCTCATAACCCCACCCCTCATGGAGCTGAATAGTCTCACGATCCTCAGAATTACGCAGAACAAGTTTATCGATGGCACGGGTTTTCCCGGTTCTGGGCGGTCCAAACAGAAGAATTGCGCGCTCTCCAGCTTTGACTAGCGAGGTTAGCTGTTCACTTGGAGAAATCCTGGTCCATGCTGGTGCTGAATCGATTGTTGTCACTGACTGAATCCTCTTTGTGTACTCAAGCCGATCTTCTTTGCGGATTTCGACTTCCAACTTGGCCTCAAATGCCGAATTGCAGATTGCCAACAACTCCGCATCGCTAAGCGGAGCGTCGCTGGTCTCGATATCGATTGGCTTGTTTACAAAAACTGCCTCGATCTCGCCGGGCTCAAGGTTCAGCTCGCGTATGAGGGCTTCGACGAGTTGCTGCGAGAGCTTGTTAGGGTCACTATCGTCAAAATACTGGTCCAGCTCATCCTGACGGAAGAGCCAAACCGCCATTGCTTCAATAGGGATAGCGACTCGTGCGTCCTCTTCTAGGGCGAACCCGTCTCCACCGTGTCCCAGACCTTGGGGGTAGATCCTTCCGAGTGATACTCGAATCTTGTTTCCCTCACCGGAGAAATCAAGGTATGCAGTGGGAGATCCGGAAACTACTGAATCCGATGTTTTCCATCGCTGAATAGTGGTTTGAATAATTGAACGCGAAGCGTCGCCTTTCATGAAGGCGTAACGGACGGTGTGCGCAAAGGGAACAAAAAGTTTTCCCTCAGGACTGCCGCAGGAGAACAGCCTCTGCAGGGTGGGAGTTGAATTCTGCGTATCGATCAATATGGACGTGTCTCGGCTCAAACCCATGTGCTTTAATACAAACCAGATTTTGAGCAGGTGGGAAGCTGTCCCTTGGAGCTGATCGAGTGCCGCGCTGATCGTCTTAGCGGAAAGATACATCTTGCCTCCTTGCACGCGGACTTGCGGTTAGACTCGGGAGCAGTATTCGGAGACCGATCATTTCCATCAAGCCCTTACGTCGAAGTGTGGTCCAACTGGTCCTAGTTTCTGGCAGCATTGGCATCTTCCTCTGAGTCAGTTTGGGTCTCGAAAAGGTCTTCAACTCTGCAGTCGAGGGCGGTCGCTATCTTCATGAGGACGTCCATGTGTACTGGTTCGTTCTTGCCGAGTTTGGCTAGTGAGTTGCTGCTGATGCGCGCCTTGTCTCGGAGCTGGACTTTGTTCATGTTCTTGTCGATGAGGAGTTTCCAGAGCTTGTTGTATTGGATCTTCATGGACGTTCCTTCCGGCTCCACTTCTCTCCAAAGAGCGCCTTCTCGTTGTTGTCCAGTTTCAGGACGGTGGTTTCTTGCAGGATGGATTGGGCTTCGGGGGTGCATTCGCTGGTCTTGTCCACAGCGATGAAGATTTGCTTCTCCACTTGATCGGCGTAGACGCGGATCAGGTTGCTGAGGTCTGGGCGGGGCATGGAGTCGAACACGATCGAGTCGTGTGCCAGTGCTGGGAGCACGGTGTTCTGCAGCACGGCGAGGTCGTAGATGATCATGCTGCGATGGTTTGTGCCTGTGCCTTTATCCTTCGGCGTTTCGAAGTCGTAGGAGTTGAAGGCCTTGATCGTCAGTCGGGGCGCGTTGTACTCCCCGCCGGTGACCTCGTCGTTGATGGCGTCCATCTGCGTGTTTATGGCGATTTCGATTTGTGCCAGCACGCTTTCGAGTTGGTTTTGGTAGCGCGTGTTGGCTTCTCGTTTCGCGGTCTGGAGCTTGTGGTTTTGGTCGAACGCTTCGTTCTGCTCTTTAAGCTTGGTGATCCGCCGATCCAGGGTCGTGTAGGCGTCGAGGAATTCTGGCGTGAACGCTTTGGATGTGGGGATCGCATCCATCTGGGAAAGGATGCGGTCGTGGTGTTCTTGAAGCTCGGTTACCTCGCGTTGGACGCGCTCGCGGGCTTGGGTGAGTTCTTCCGCGAGAATCGTCTGGATCTTGGTGTGGAACTTCTCGACCTCGACAAGCTTGGCCAGGTTCGCTTCGGGGAAGAATTCTTGCAGGCTCTTGAGGTCGGCCTCGGTGGGGTACGCGCCGTGGCGTAGGTTCAAATCGAGCAGGTGTAGCTCGTCGTGCCTTTCTTTGATGAGGCGTCGAACGTCGCCGAGTTGGCGGTTGAGTTCGTTGCGTGCGTTAGCGTGTTCGACCTCGCTCGGATCGACTGTCGCTTCATCTGATTCGGCCAGTTGCGCACGTTCCTGCTCCAGGGAGGCGATCTCGACGACGTTCTGCTTGTACTTAGTCAACCCGTCAACTGCCGATGGGATGAACTCGTAGCGTCTGGCAGCTTTGAACGCTGCAATCATGTCCTCAGCGCTCTGTAGTTGCTGCTTGAAGTCCTCGATCGAGCTGTAGTACTGGAACAAGGAGATCAGGATCGCGATGGCATCCTTCTGGGATTCCTCACCACCACGGGTCTGGAGTGGTTTGAGTTCGTTGTGGTTGTTTTTGCCGTAGATCCGGAAGAACCTGCTGAGCATCTGTCGGAACGACGCGCCCGGCAACTGCATGCCGTACTGGACGGCCAACCAGTCTGTGAACTCCTTGAGCTCAAGGGTTTTCAGCACGCCGCCGTCGGCATCGATGTTGACCACAACTTTGGGTTCATGGGGGCGTCGCACGAAGTTGTAAGAGGCACCGTCAAATTCGAAGGTGAAGTTGATGGCGTGCTCAGGCAGTTCCCGGACGGCATCGCTGTCGACGTAGGTGTTGCCACCAAAGACGAAGTCGATGATGAGCATCATCGTGGACTTGCCGATTGACCCGGCCTCGCCTCGGACTGCGCCGAGGATCGTGTTCAGTCCTTGATGGAACTGGATCGGCGGGCGTGGTGTGTCGCCTTCTTTGAACAAGGCACAACTGATCTGCTTCAGCATCGCTCCAGTGCTCCTTCCCCACTGAGCGTGACCTTGCCGAGGGCGTAGAGACAGTCGAGCGCATCAATCAGCCGGATTGGATCCGTCGTGACGGGGGCAAGGGCGACGGCAAGTTCATTCGGGGTCTTCGGGGTGTCCAGGAGCCTTAGGATCGTCGGAAGCAGCGGCAGCACCGTGTCCTGGTAGGCAAACAACTTGTTAGGAAGCAGCATCGAACACCTCACAGGACTGGACGAAGTAGGAGGTCACGTAAGCGCAGTAGCGGGCATTCTGTTTTGTGATCTGACTGAGCCGAATGGTCAGGGCTTCATGGATCCGCTGTTTCGCGTACCCCTTGTCAGCGAGCTTCGTGTACGAGGCTCTGATCTCGGCTCGCAACAACCCATCATCAAACGTCTTGAGCCGAGCCTGCTCCTGCAGCTCTTTCTCGATAAACCTGAAGTATCGCGTGACGTGCATGAATACCTCGTCGAACACGAACACGTCGACTGACTGGTCGATCTTGTCCTTGACTGCGACTGGGTCGAAGTTCAGCGGCTCGAATTCTTTGGGGTTGGCGTTGCCGAGCTTCTCGACGACCTTGCTGATGCCACGTTCAATATCGACCGTGGTCAGTGTCTTGCGTGCCTGGGCTGCGTCGACTTGTGCCTTCTTATTGCGCCCCAGGTCTTTTGCGTCGGATTTCTTGTGGTTGAGCGTGTAGGCGTGGAAGCAGTCCGGACACAGCGCGACCAGATTCTCGTAAGTACGAGCTTCGCCTTCAATTCGTCCAATCGCATAGAGCGGAGCTGTCGCGCCGTCGTCGGTGACGGGCTGGAGGTGCTTGCCGCAGCCGGTGCGCGAGCAGGTGTACTTGCACTCCTCCAACAGGCGAGAACCGAGCTTGCCCTTGACGGCATCCGACACCGCCGTGGCTCGCTGGAGCTTACGGTCATTCTCCAATTCCGGATTGACAACGAACTCCAACGCTTGCTGGATCAAGTCGAACAACACGTCGCCAACATTTAATTCGTCGACATCTTCGCCGGTAAACGGCTGGATACTGCGAGCCAGCGCCGCCTTGACCTCCTCGACTGACTGCGTCTCGATGTCATCGACGTAGTTGAGGGAATCGACGAAGTTGTCGCGGGTGGGACTAGCGAGCATGGCGCGCGCCAGCTTTTTCGTGATCCCGCGACTATAGAACTTCCGCAGGGATTCATCCTTGTAGTCCTGATCCGGTGTCCTACCTCGGGGCGTGAACCAGTGCTCCTCAGGGACGGCGCATAGCCGTTCGATCATGTTGCGCATGAAGTCTGCTGTGTTCCGGGTGCCGCGCAGGTGCGGGTAGACGGCCTTCATCACATCGTTGAAGAGCAACTTCGCCATCACCTCCACCGGAGTTTGTCCCAACTGTCCCAGGCTGTCCCAAAGCGTCTAAATGGCCGAGGTGCCATTTTCTACCGTGGACATAGCTCAAGAGAGATGGGCAAGAGTCTATCACGGCTGTGCATTTGCAATGAGAAGTTGGCGATTGCGTATCTCGCGTGGGTTATGCGGGGCAGGTGGCGTGGCCTCGCGCTCAGGACACGACCGGGATGTGCACGATCCGGGCGAGTCCATGGAGACACCTCACGCAACGTGAGGCGCATCCACCGGATCGACCGTGATCACGCCGATCCGTAGCCAACAACTGAGCTCAGGTTTCTATTCGTCCCAAGTCGGAACGATCTGCAGGAGCCGCTGGGGCGGGCATCCATCCGGATGTCCGCCCATAGCCATGCCAATGCAGACCGCTTCACCGACACCAGACGACTAGCGGCGTCTCCCGTGGGTCTTTCCGCATCCAGCGGAAGGAGCCAGCCGTGGCAACTCCTACTTTTTCAACCACACAGAAACCCGACACCGGATACCAGCCCTACGCCGTCCGCACCAAGAAGGTCGGCGGCAAAGAGTTCACCCAGATCTACGTGCCTTCGTCCATTTCGAAGGACGGCACCCAGAACTATGCGTGGATCGAGCTCGTCGACCCACCCGTTGGAGACGAAGAACTTGGCCTGAGCGCCGATGAGGTTCTCTCCTTGCTCTACGACCCGACGTACGTGCCGGAGTGGAAAGTCGCATATCTGCGCACTGCCTACCGCAGTTTTCGTGCCGCTGAGAACGCTCGAAACCGTGGCGACCTCTCCTATAGCGACTGGGAAGTCGAGGTCCATGACGGACCCCAGTATCTGAACGTCTCGGTTCACGAAGACCAGATCGACAGTGAGCTGGTTGTCGATTGGCTGCTGTCTCAGGTCAGCGCCAAGCAAGCCGAGCACATCCGACTGCACGTGTTCGAGGGGTTCTCCTTCGTGCAGATCGCGCGTGAGGAGCTGCCCGGTGCTGACGAAGCCGAGGTGGCCAAGCGAGCGAACAGCATCGGGCGCTCGGTCAAGCGGGCACTGAAGAAGCTTCGCGAATTCATCGAGCAGGAATGTCCGGATCTGGCTCCCGTCGGGGGCGTATGAGTGCCCGGCCCACCTGAAGGCCAGCACAAACCGACGCTCATCTGATTCAAAAGGAGGAAACGATGTCCAAGCATCGCCTCAAGGTCACGTTGACTGACCAGCCCGAACCTGACGCTGCGGTCTCTACCCGCAAGGTCAGCATCCGTAGCAGGATCGCCCGCAAGCTGCTCGGCAACGCCCAGCAGCTCACCGTTCTCGTGCCGGGCAACCAGGTCCGCTCAGTAGAAATCATCCGCCCAGACGACGACCTCATGGCGCTGGCTCGTGCCGTCGGCGTTACCCGGAGTGGTGGTGATGCCGCGTGAACGTCACCGAAGCGAACCGCTACATCCCGGCGCTGAACCGGATCGCGGAGGGGGTCACGATGCTGGCCTCTGCGATCGAGGAGGCCGCGTGGGAATCGTTCGAGGATCACCCTGGTATGTCGGGGGCTCGCCCGATCGCCGCAGCCCAGCTCGCCCAGCCAGCGCTGGAAGCTGCAGCCGTAGAGTACGAAGCGGCTCACCAGCCGCCCGTCCCGGAACCTGCCCTGGCCCCGGTCCCGGAGGTTGTGCGGGTGACGTTGGAGCAGGTCCGCACGGTGTTGGCGCGCCTGTCGCAGGCAGGTCATACCGCGCAGGTGCGTGAGCTGATCCAGGCGGCTGGCGCGAGCAAGCTCACCGAGGTTGACCCGTCCAAGTACGGGCTGCTGCTGGAGCAGGCGGAGGCGATTGCTGATGCCTGACCAGCACGCATTGCTGAGCGCCTCGGGAGCGCACCGGTGGCTTGCCTGCCCACCGTCAGCAGCGCTGGAGGCTGGGCTGCCGGAGTCCACCTCGCAGGCGGCTGAGCAAGGAACCGCTGCTCATGCGCTGGCGGAGTGGAAGCTGCGCCGCGCCCTCCATGATGCCCCGACCACGAAGCCGGTCTCGGGCTGGATCGACTCCGAAATGGACGAACACACCACTGACTACGTGGCCTTCGTTCAGGAACGGCTGCGCGATGTGCGCCAGGCGTGTGCTGATCCGCAGGTGCTCATCGAGCAGCGCCTCGACTTCAGCCACGTCGTACCGGGCGGCTTCGGGACTGGCGACTGCGTCATCATCGCCGAACCAATGCTCCAGATCATCGACCTCAAGTACGGCCAAGGCATCTTGGTGGAGGCCGAGCACAACCCGCAGCTCATGCTGTATGCACTCGGAGCGGTGGAGGCGTTCGGGGCGCTGTACGACATCAGCGAAGTGGCGGTCACGATCTTCCAGCCCAGGCGTTCGAATGTCTCAACGTGGGCGATCTCGGTGGCCGAGCTGGAGGCATGGGCAGAACAGGTAGTGAAGCCTCGTGCCGCGCTGGCTGCCTGTGGGGGTGGCGAGTTCGCGCCTGGTGAGTGGTGCCGGTTCTGCAAGCTCGCCCCTACTTGCCGGACGCGTGCTGAGGCGAACCTTGCGCTTGCCCAGCATGAGTTCGCACCGCCTGCCGAGCTCACCGATGCCGAGATCGCGCAGGTGCTGGCCCAGCTGCCGGACCTGAAGGCCTGGGCTGCCGATGTGGAAGCGCACGCGCTGTCGCTGGCGGTGAACCAGAGCAAGACCTGGCCCGGGTTCAAGCTCGTCGAGGGCCGCTCGATCCGCAAGTACGCCGACGAGTCCGCTGTCGCCCAGGCCGCTGAGGCGGCCGGTGTCGACGTGTGGGATCGCAAGCTCAAGACCATCACCGCGCTGGAGAAGCAGCTGGGCAAGAAGCGCTTCACCACTCTCCTCGGGGACCTCGTGGTCAAACCCGCCGGTAAGCCCACGCTCGTGCCCGACTCCGACAAGAGGCCCGCTCTCGTGATCCAGTCAGCGGCCAACGAATTCACTGCCATCAAGTAACGAACAAGAAAGAAGGTAAGACAAGAATGTCTGCAACGAATCCGACCCGTGTGGTCACCGGCGAGGTCCGCCTGTCCTACGCCAACATTTTCGAGGCGAAGTCCATCCAAGGCGGCAAGCCCAAGTACTCCGTGTCCCTGATTATCCCGAAGTCCGACACCGAGACCCTGACCAAGATCGAACGCGCCATCGACGCGGCGATCGATGCCGGGATGGCCAAGTTCGGTGGCAAGCGACCGAACAAGGCCGCTTTGAAGCTCCCGCTGCGTGACGGTGACGCCGAGCGCGATGATGAGGCCTATGCGAACGCGATGTTCGTCAACGCCAACTCGACCACCCCGCCCCAGGTCGTGGGTACGGACCTGCAGCCGATCCTGGATGCCTCCGAGGTCTACTCCGGGTGTTACGCCCGCGTGAGCCTCTCGTTCTATGCGTTCAACACCAACGGTAACCGGGGTATCGCCTGCGGGCTGGGCAACATCCAGAAGCTGCGTGATGGCCAGCCGCTCGGCGGCAATCGGATCAGTGCCGAGGCCGACTTCGGATCATTCACGGCAGCCACCGACAACGACTTCCTGAACTGACCGGAGGGCCGTCGACATGATGTGGGACGTCTTCAACGCAATCACCCTCGCCATCTGGGTGTACGTACTCATCCCGTTCTGGGTGGTGTTCTTGTTCGGCTGGATCAAGAACAAGCTCCAAATCCGCCGTGACCGCAAGCGCGTGGCCGAGTTGCTCGAGGCCGAGAAGGCCGAATTCGACCACCTGCGGGTCTCTGAATAACCCACCCATTCACGGGAGGGAACCAACCCCAACCAGCGGGCTGGTTCCCTCCCGTCCTCACGTACCCCAAGGGAGGCATGCCTGTGCGTGAACTCTTCATCGACATCGAGACCTTTTCTCCAGTGAACCTGGCCAAGGCCGGGGTCTACCCCTACGCCGAAAACCCAGAGTTCGACGTTCTCTTGTTCGGCTACTCGATCGACGGCGGCTCGGTCGAGGTCGTCGATCTCGCCAACGGACACCAGCTCCCCGATAAGGTGCTGGCCGCACTCGTCGACCCGCACGTAGTGAAGTGGGCGTTCAACGCCGCATTCGAGCGCATCTGCCTCTCAACCTGGCTCCACCGCCACCACCCAGAATTGATGGCGGGCCGCAGGTATCTGGACCCTGCCCAGTGGCACTGCACCATGATCTGGTCCGCCTACCTCGGCCTGCCGATGAGCCTGGACCAGGTCGCCACCGTCCTTGACCTGCCGGTACAGAAAGACAGTGCGGGTAAGAAACTCATCCGCCAGTTCTGTACCCCGGCCACACCCAGCGTGTTCAACCAGGGCGGGAAGCGCAACCCGCCTGCATCCGACCCTGACGGGTGGGAACAGTTCATCTCCTACAACCGCCGCGACGTCGAAGTGGAGCTGGCCATCCATGACAGGCTGGCTGACTTCCCGCTCCCAATGTTCGAGTGGGACACCTACGCCCTGGACCAGAACGTCAACGACACCGGCATCCTCCTCGACAGCGTGCTGGTGGGTCATGCGGTCCAGTGCGACCGTCAGCACCGTGCCACCACGCTTACCCGCGCTCAAGAGCTCACGGGGCTTGAGAATCCGAACTCGCCGATCCAGCTCAAGGAGTGGCTCGCCGCTCATGGCACGACACTCGAGTCATTGACGAAAGACGAAGTCACTTCTGCGCTCGATGCGGCTACTGGCCAGGTGCGTGAGGTCTTGCAGCTGCGTGGCGAGCTCGCGAAGTCGTCGGTGAAGAAGTACGAGGCGATGCAGCACGTGGCAGGTCGTGATGGTCGTGGGCGGGGTTTCCTCCAATTCTACGGGGCCGGGCGCACCGGCAGATTTGCAGGCCGCCTGGTTCAAGTCCACAACCTACCCCGCAACTACCTGCCCGACCTGGCCGAGGCCAGAGGACTCGTGCGGATCGGAGACTTCGGTGCCCTCGAGCTGCTCTACGACTCCGTGCCCGACACCCTGTCCCAACTGATTCGCACGGCGTTTATCCCCGCCGACGGGCACCGGTTCGTGGTGGCTGACTTTTCTGCGATCGAGGCGCGGGTGATCGCGTGGCTTGCAGGTGAAACCACCACTCTTGAGGCCTTTCGTGACGGGAAGGATCTGTACTGCGAGACCGCCTCACGCATGTTTGGTGTCCCCGTTGACAAGCATGGCGTCAACAGTGAACTGCGCCAGAAAGGCAAGATCGCGGTCCTCGCCTGTGGCTACCAAGGCGGCGTCGGAGCGCTCAAAGCCATGGGCGCACTCCGCATGGGACTATCCGAGCATGAGCTGCAGCCACTGGTCGATGCGTGGCGGGCCGCCAACCCGAATGTGGTCCAGCTGTGGGCTGACATCAACACTGCCGCCATCGAGACGATCAGCACCCGCCAGAAAACCCGCGTTGGTGCGCTGACCTTCAGCGTCGAGTCCGGGATCATGTTCATCGCCCTTCCCTCCGGACGTCGCCTCGCCTTCGTCAAACCCAAGCTCGGTGAGAACAGATTCGGAGGCACCAGCATCACCCACGAGGGCATCACGACGGGACGCAAGTGGGGCCAGGTGGAAACCTACGGAGGGAAACTCACCGAAAACATCGTCCAGGCCGTCGCCCGAGACCTGCTCACGGTCGCAATGCATCGAGTCGCTGAGGCTGGGCACCGCATCGTCATGCATGTCCATGACGAGATCGTCGTCGAAACCACGACCGCCACCGTCGATGAGATCTGTGAACTGATGGCTACCGCGCCCGAGTGGGCTCAGGGGCTACCACTAGCAGCAGACGGGTACGCATGCGATTTCTACATGAAGGACTAAGTCCAATGCTCACGCACCAGCTCAAAGCGGCCTCGGGCTAGTGGGCGTGGGTTGCGGCGGCGCTCGCAGTTCCAACCAGGGCCATCTGCTCGTCCAATCATCGCTGCGCCTGCGTCACGGTCGCTTCGACCACAGCGGCAGGCCTGTCTGCTAGTCGGTCGGGGATGAGCAGGGTTACTCCGGCCTCTCACAACTGCTTCGTGCTCGGTGTCCGGATTCGTGCAGGTTCAGGGGCGTATGCGTGAGAGCCCGACGCGGTCACACCCGTGGCTTGCTGGAATTCACGTCAATCCTGGCTCTTAGAAGGAGCCAGTCATGGCTACGAGTGATCTTCAGGTATTCACCAACGACGCTTTCGGAACCATCCGAACTGTCGAGCACGAGGACAAGGTCTTTTTCTGTGGCCGTGATGTGGCCATCGCCTTGGGGTACAAGGATCCAGTCAATGCCATCAAGCAGCATGGACGTGGGGTGGCATTTCACCACCCCATCACCGATGCGCTCGGGCGCACGCAAGATGCACGGTTCATCACCGAAGGTGACCTGTACCGGCTGATCTTCTCCTCCAAGCTCCCCGCCGCCCAGGACTTCGAGGCTTGGGTTGTTGACGAGGTCCTGCCCACGCTCCGCCGCCACGGCGTCTACGCCATCGACGAGCTCTTGGACAACGACGAGTTCCTCGAGCATGCCCTCACCCAGCTCCGCGCCGAGCGGGCTAAGCGGCTGGCAGCCGAGCAAGCCCTGCTCGAGGCCGCCCCGAAAGTCTCCTACTACGACGTGGTACTCGAGTCGGATTCTCTACTGACCATCACCGAGATCGCCAAGGACTATGGGCTATCAGCAAAGAAGCTGAACTCACTGCTGCGCGACGCTGGAGTCCAGTTCAAACAGTCCGGCCGCTGGTTCCTCTACGCCAAGTTCGCCGAGCAGGGATACACGCAATCCAATACGCACGAGTACGACGAAGGCAAGACCAGGACGCACATGTACTGGACTCAGAAGGGACGGCTTTTCGTCTATGACCTGTTGAAGAACCAGTTCGGGCTGCTGCCGGTCATCGAGCAGGACGGCGGTGTGGCATGACCTCGACCGCTATCACCATCGATCTCGGTTTCTCGCCCCGCAACGTGGAGGGCTACCCAGACCCCACCGCATTCAAAGCGCTGAAAAAGCTGCAACGCGCCGAGTACGGCTACCGGCCCTTGGTGTACATCTGCTCCCCATACTCCGGGGACGTCGAGGACAACGTGAAACTGGCTCGAGCGTTGTGTGCTCACGCGGTGTCACGCCACACGATTCCGCTCGCGCCCTATTTGTTGTTTCCGCAGTTCATGGACGACACCGACGCGGACGCGCGCGATCTGGCGATGTTCTTCAACCGGATTCTTCTCAGCAAGTGTGAGGCGATCTGGGTCTACACGGCCCGTGTCTCGGCAGGGATGCGTGCCGAGATCGACTGGGCTCACCACCTCGAGCTGCCGGTCACCTATGTCGACGCCGACTTCCAGGAGGTCACCCTATGAAGACAATGACGATGTTCACCGCCCCGGTGGCGGGCCAACACAACAACACCCACTATCCACACCAGCACATCGTGACCACTTCCATCGACCTCGAGACTGTCGCGCGGCTCGATCATGTGGTTGCCGAATACGTGGGCGGCAGGCGCTCGGCTGGCAGTTTCGTGACCTCGAACTGTCTCGTCATGGACGTGGACAACTCACATACCGACAACCCCGCCCAGTGGGTCACGCCGGATTCGCTAGCTGACCTGTTGTCCGGGGTGGCGTTCATGACCGCCACCAGCCGCAACCACCAGAAAGCGAAAGGCACCCAGTCGGCCAGGCCGCGATTCCACGTCTACTTCCCGATCGACCCCGTGAGCGACGCTGAAGCCTACGCGGGAGCGAAAAGGCAGCTCGCCGCCAGGTTCGAGTTCTTTGACTCCAACGCGATCGACGCTGGACGCTTCATCTACGGCCACGCCACCCCGCAGATCACCGTGGTCGAGGGCGAACGCACCATCGACGCCTGGCTTGCCGACACCCTGGGTGAGGACGCGTTTGCTCAATGGGACGACGCCACGCAGGCCATCGAGGAGGGCTCTCGCAACGCGACCCTGTCGAGATTCGCTGGCAGGCTCCTCATTCGCCTCGGCCTGACCGATGAGGCACGCGCCTTGTTTGATCGCAAGGCCGCCCGATGCAACCCGCCACTGCCCGAGGCTGAGGTCGAGTCGATCTGGCGGTCAGCCACCCGCTTCGCCAAGACCGTCGAGGATCAGCCTGGGTATCTGCCGCCAGAGGATTATGAAGCGAGCCTGGAATCGGTGCGGCCCGGTGACTACTCCGACGTCGGTCAAGCAGAAGTGTTGCGCAACGCCTACCCGGACACGCTGCGCTACTCGGAAGCCACCGACTGGCTCGTCTATTACGGCGGTGTCTGGTACGAATCGGCCCCGGCCGCCCAGGCGGTCGCCCAGGAGCTCACCGAGCGTCAACTCGCCGAGGCCCAGGCGCTGCTCGAAGACGCCAAAGACCAGCTCGCTGCGACAGGAGCGGCCACACTGCTCGGGTCGATGTCGAAGGCGAAAGCCCAGACCATGTTCAACCAGGCTCAGCGGGAGGCGTTCGCTGCGTTCGAGGATGCGAAAGCCTACGCGGCCTACGCCTTGAAACGCAGGGAATCGCGCGGGATCACCAACTGTCTACGCGAGGCACGCCCCATGTTGCTCACCACTCCTGAACAGTTAGACACTGACCCGTACCTGCTCAATACTCCTTCGGGCACCTACGACCTTCGAGTCGGCCCGGCCAGCAGACGAGATCACGACCCTGCTGATTTGGCGACCAAGCAGACCAGCCTCGATCCCGACACCAACGGTAGCGAGATCTGGGCCCAGGCTCTCGAGGTGTTTTTCCAAGGTGACCAGGAGCTCATCGACTATGTGCAGCGCATCGTCGGGTTGGCCGCGATCGGGCAGGTCATGGTCGAAGCCTTGGTGATCGCCTACGGGGATGGCCGCAATGGCAAATCGACCTTCTGGAACACGATCGCCCGGGTGCTGGGCACCTACGCAGGCAACATGAGCGCTGATGTGCTCACGATCGGTGGGATCCGCAACGTCAAACCCGAGCTCGCCGAGGCCAAAGGCAAACGCCTCATCATCTCTGCCGAGTCCGAAGAAGGCGTACGCATGTCCACCTCCGTGGTCAAACAGCTCGCTTCAACCGACCAGATCTATGCGGAGAAGAAATACAAGGCGCCGTTCGCGTTTACCCCGTCCCACACGCTCATCCTCTACACGAACCATCTCCCGCGAGTGGGTGCGATGGATGCGGGCATTTGGAGGCGGCTCATCGTTATCCCGTTCGAGGCGAAGATCGACGGCACCAGCGACATCAAGAACTACGCAGACCACCTCTACCGGGAAGCTGGCGGGGCGATCTTGACGTGGATTATGGAGGGCGCGCGCCTCATCCACGCCGAGGACTATCACCTCAAGCCCCCGCCGCGGGTGGTGGCGGCATCAGCGGCGTATCGGGAAGAGAACAACTGGTTCGCCCAGTTCCTCGACGCTCACTGCGACGTCGACGATGGGCTCTCGGAACGGGCTGGGGATTTGTATCAGGCCTATCGGGCGTGGGCGATGTCCACCTCCGGCTGGGCACGTCCCATGGTTGATTTCAACGCCACCGTCGAATACCACGGGTTCACGAGGAAAAAGACGATGCACGGCATGTTCGTTCATGGTCTCGCCCTGAAAAACGAGTTCGACAACTAAGCCAGACGAGCCTTATGACGACCTATGACGACCCATATGTAAGTTTCCTATAGGGCATAAAAACTAGCCCTATAGAAAAGTCCATATCGCATCGTCATAGGTCGTCATGAGGGTCCCACGAAAGAGGAACCATCATGAATGAACACACGATCGAACAGCACCTCAGGGCAGCCGTTGATGCGATGGGCGGGCTGTGCTGGAAGTTCACATCCCCCGGCACCGCAGGGGTACCGGACCGTATCTGCATCTACGCAGGACGCGTCATCTTCGTTGAGCTCAAAGCACCCGGGCGCGTCCCACGCCCCATCCAACATCGCCGTATCCAGCAGCTGCGTGACCACGGGGTTGACGTGCACGTCGTTGATTCGCTGGCCGGGGTGAAGGAGGTGGCCGATGCGCTATACGCCGCATAACTACCAAGAACATGCCACCGCGTTCGTCGAAGAGCACCCGCAGGCAGCGATCCTGCTCGGCATGGGCCTGGGCAAGACCGTCATCACCTTGACGGCCATGTGGAACCTGCTGCTGGACTCCTTCCAGGCCCGCAGGGTCCTCGTCGTCGCGCCACTGCGGGTGGCACGTGACACCTGGCCTGCCGAAGCCACCAAATGGGATCACCTGGCAGGGCTCACCATTGCTGTCGCCGTCGGGTCGAAAGCCCAGCGGCTGGACGCGCTCGCCGCCGAGGCGATGGTGACCGTCATCAACCGCGAAAACGTGCCGTGGCTCGTGCGCCACCTTGGCACGGCCTGGCCGTTCGACATGGTCGTTATCGACGAACTCTCATCCTTCAAGAACCACCGGGCGCAGCGCTTCACAGCCCTCGCCAACGTCCGCCCAAAGATCAACCGGATCGTGGGCCTGACCGGCACCCCAGCCTCGAATGGGCTGATGGACTTGTGGGCGCAGTTCCGCCTCCTCGACGAAGGACAACGCCTCGGCAGGTTCATCAGCCACTACCGCAACCGCTGGTTCGTACCCGACAGACGCGACGGACAGCAGGTCTTCACCTACAAGCCCCGCCCCGGTGCCGAAGAAGAAATCTACGAAGCCATCTCGGACATGACGTTGTCGATGCGAACCACCGACCACCTGCAGTTACCCGAACTCACCATCACCACCCACACCGTGGCCCTCGAATCCACAGAGCGCAAGGTCTACGAGCAGCTGCGCGACGAGATGGTCCTCGACCTTAACGGACGGGTCATCGACGCCGCCAACGCTGCCGCGCTATCCGGCAAGCTCCTGCAACTCGCATCGGGAGCGATCTACGACGAACACGGCGAGGTAGTGGAAGTTCACAGCCGCAAACTCGACGCGCTCGAAGACCTCATCGAGGCCGCGAACGGTCAGCCCCTCCTGGTGGCGTACTGGTTCAAACACGACAGGCAACGCATCACGGCTCGCTTTCCGCATGCCCGTGAACTCACCACCAGCGCTGATATCGCCGAGTGGAACCAGGGTGAGATCCCTCTTGCGCTGATCCACCCAGCAAGCGCCGGGCACGGACTCAACCTGCAATCGGGAGGGAGCCTGCTCGTCTGGTTCTCCCTGACCTGGAGCCTGGAGCTCTACCAGCAGACGAACGCCCGCCTCCACCGTCAAGGTCAAACCGAGCCGGTCACGATCACGCACCTGGTGGCAGAGCACACCCTCGATGAGGCAGTGCTGGCTGCCCTCGAATCAAAGGACGACATTCAATCCGCGCTCATCGACGCGGTGACCACCGAACTGAAGGAGCGTGCCTCATGCATGTGATGACCAAGTACATCGATACTCGCAAGGCCGCGATCGCCGCCCTGCAAGACTTCCCCCTCATGGAAGCAGCCGTCGAAGCCACCAGCCACGTGGCCGACCAGCTGCGCGAAGACCTGACCAGCCCGGCCTCGCCCAGGCTCGATGGGATGCCCCGGCATACCGATCCGCGTGCTGGTGAGAACCGGCTGGCTGCCACGTTGGACAAGATCGACCTGCTGGCCGAACGACAACACCAAGCCCGCCAGTACATGGACTGGTTCCTGCCAGCCTGGGGCTTGCTCTCCGAGGATGACAGGGTAGTGCTTGAGGGCTTCTTCCTCGCCGAAGGCACCCAAGATGAGCGAGTGATGGCGATCGCTGAGCACTTCTACATCGAGCGTGACAGCGTCTACCGCAAGAAAAACCGGGCACTGGACCGGCTGGCCGACGCCCTGTACGGAAAACACTAGGCCGCACAGCAGTTCGCGCGCACCAGTATCCGAACCGTGCGATGGAAAACTCGCCACAGGCCTGAGACCATGTAAGTGGTTGAAAAGTAGGTCTCGACCCCCAGACGGATTCAGTAGCTCGTCTGGGGGTCGACCCGCTTCTGGAGGGCGGTGATTCCGGTGCCGAGAAAACCGAAGCGCCCCTGCTCTGCACCCGGCTGCCCTGAGCTCACTGAGGGTCGCTTCTGCGAAGCGCACGCCAAAGCGGAGGACAAACGCTATCGGACCTATCAACGCGACCCAAAGATCAACCGCCGCTACAACTCCCGGTGGCGCAAGACCCGCAACGCTTACATCACCGCCCACCCACTGTGCGAGGACTGCCTGGCAGCAGGCCGGGCAACACCGGCTGCGGAAGTCCACCACGTCCTGCCTCTCGAGCACGGTGGCACGCATGCGTTTTCGAATCTTCGCGCACTTTGCAAACCCTGCCACTCTAGGCAAACCGCTTTCGACGATGATCGGTGGAGGAAAGCCCCTCGGGTGTACTCCTACTGAGAGGGGTAAGGGGGATCGAATCTCTACGAAGAGTCTGCTCCTCAGCGGGCGGGGCCAACCGCGCACAAAGAACCCGAATCAAACAGGGTATTGACCCCTGGTGTGAGAAGTGCGCCAAGGTGCCTGTGGGTCTTGGAAGGTTTCGAGGACGAGCTCGCACCACAATGCGGCCGCGTTTACAGCAAGATGCGCGTGCCTGGGGTGCAATCCTGTGCGTGCGGTTGCTTGGCCATGCCCAGTTCCGTGACCAGCATTTCTGAGTTCATTCAGTCCAAGCGCAATATTTGATGCACCCCCAAGGATGCGTTTGGTCGATTGTTCTCCATCGACTCCTTGTGTACGGGCCGGGTCGAGGCCGAGCTGTGTCTGCACCTGCTTAACGAGGGCGTTGAATTTCTCATTTGGATCGAAGGGAACACCCAACTCGTTCAGAATGACTTTTGCAGTTGATTCGATCAGTTCTTTTGCTGAGCCAATAACTGCCGCTGGGTCGTCCATACTTCGGCGCAAGCGATCAACCTGCTCGTGAATGGCACTCGCGTCACGCAAGGTGTCAGTTGGAAGCCCGGCCAGCTCATTTTGCCCAGCGAGTGACGAGATTATCCCCGCATCACTGATCGTCCAACCATCATCATTTAGGGCGTGCTTGAACGATCCCCAACCCGGTGGGACCTCACCAGCCCGCGAATCTGGCGACAGTTCAATGAGAAGGGTCTCCATGGCTCTGAGCGCTCGTCTACATTCTCCATGGTCGGACCAATTCACACTTTTCATGTACTCATTCGCCGTTGTCCGACGCTCACTTGAGTCCTGAAATGAAGGGTCGGGAACGGGAGAAAACCCTTCGTCTTCAAATGCGGTGCGAATCTTTCGCAACGTCGATTCAGTAATGAGGACTCGAAAAGCACTCCGAGTCCTCGGACTAATGATTTTGCCTGCCATGATCACCTCCTTACCAGGAATTCTATGTTTCAAGTGATCTGCAGGGCTGCGAGGAACACCCATGGCCAAGGATGGAACGAATCGTGGAGGAAGGCGCGTGCGAGCCGGTGCAAAACCTGACCCGCTGAATGAGAAGCTCGCCGCCGGTAAACCCGCCAAGCGAATGACTACACCTGCCGAGTTGGACGTCTTCGATCTGGATGGCACCGACATTGGTAACGGTGCCGTGTTGGCGGGTGAGCCGATGCCAGAGCCGGACGACTACCTGTCAGCTGAGCAGCGCGATGGCAGCGTTTTGGGTGCGGACATTGTGTATCGGGAGACGTGGCAGTGGTTAGACGATCGTGGCTGTTCGCAGTTCGTGTCCAAACGCCTCATCGAACAATACGCTCAGGCGTTTGCCCGCTACGTCCAGTGCGAGCAGGCGATCTCTAAGTTCGGCCTGCTGGGTAAGCACCCAACGACGGGCGCTGCGATCGCATCGCCGTTCGTTGCTATGTCTCAGTCGTTCGGTAAGCAGGCCAACGTGTACTGGTATGAGATTTTCGAGATTGTCCGCGCGAACACGACCGCCGACTATTCCGGCCCCACGCCTGGCGATGAGGTGATGGAGCGTTTGTTGAAAGCCACGTCCTAACCCTGCTCTCTTTTTCTGTGCGTCTGCCCCTCGCGGGGTGGGCGCTTTTCGTTCTTGTCCATGCCCGATGTGGAAGGTGAGTGTGTGTATGCCTGTTCGAACTGCTGAGGCCGTGTGCGTTGGCCACCCTGACAAACTGTGCGATCTGATCGCCGACCAGATCCTCGACGACATTCTCTATGAGGACAGGTCTGCTCGGGTCGCGGTGGAGGTGATGGCATCGGGCAGGCGCATTATCGTCACCGGTGAAATCACCACCTCCCGCCGTCCTCGTATTCGTGACTCTGTCCGCCAGGCTTTGGCTGCGGCTGGCTATGCGCCGTGGCGGTTCCTCATTTTCGTGTGGGTTCACCGCCAGTCCGCCGACATTGACGCAGGCGTGTCCCGCTCTCTCGAGGCCCGTTTCGGTGAGGACACGGAGTTCGCCCTGCAGGGTGCTGGGGATCAGGGCACCGTCTACGGGTATGCCACCACGGAGACCGACAAGCGCCTGCCCTTGCCGCTGGCTCTTTCCCACGACATTTGCGTTCGCCTCGACAACGCCCGCAAGGACGGCTCCATCAGTGGGATCAGGTCGGACGGCAAAGCCCAAGTGAGCATCCGTTACGACGACGAGGGGACGCCAGTGGCGGTGGACACGGTGGTCGTGTCCATCCAACACGAGCACAGCAAGGACATGGGCGAGTTGGCGGCTGAGGTGAAAACCCAGATCATCGCCCCCGCATGCAAGCCGTACCTGCCGATCAGCGCAGACACGCAGGTGCTCATCAACCCCTCGGGCCGGTTCGTTGTGGGTGGGCCTGCAGCAGACACGGGCCTGACCGGGCGCAAGCTCATGGTTGACACCTACGGTGGGCTTGGCCCCCATGGTGGTGGCGCGTTTTCTGGCAAGGACGCCTCGAAGGTTGACCGGTCTGGCGCGTACATGGCCCGTCTGATCGCCAAGACCATCGTCGACGCGGGACTCGCGGCGCGTTGCCAGGTGGGGATTTCGTATGCGATCGGGAAAGCCGACCCCGTCGCCGTCCAGGTCGACACCTACGGGACCGGCACCGTCCCGGACGAGGCGCTGGCCGCCGCAGTGCAGGATGTGTTTCCGCTTCGCCCGGGCGCGATCATCGACACTCTCGGTCTTCGCAGCCCAGGGTTCGCCCGCTATTCGACCTACGGACATTTCGGAAACTCGGGGCTTCGTTGGGAATCCACCTCCAGTCACGTGGATGCTCTTCGGAAGGCGGTGAACGCTCGTGCAGATCACACCAATGGCGATCAGTGAGCTGAAGCCCGCCGACTACAACCCCCGCAAAGACCTCAAACCCGGGGATAAGGAGTACGAGAAGCTCAAGCGTTCCCTCCAAGAGTTCGGCTACGTCGAACCCGTCATCTGGAACCAGCAAACCGGCAACGTGGTGGGCGGTCACCAGCGCCTCAAAGTCCTCCAAGATCTCGGGCACGACACGGTTGATGTTGTCGTGGTGGACGTGGACGAGACACGAGAAAAAGCACTTAACGTGGCGCTCAACAAGATCAGCGGTGACTGGGACGAGAACAAACTCGCCCTGCTCATCGCCGACCTTGACGCTTCCGACTTCGATGCCGCACTCACTGGTTTTGACGATGCGGAGATTGAAAAGCTCATCGGCTCCCTCGGCGACACCGAGGTCGCCGATGACGACTTCGATCTGACAGCCGCGTTGGAGGCGGCGGCGTTTGTTCAGCGTGGGGACGTGTGGACGGTTGGCCGCCACCGGCTCGTCTGCGGAGACGCCACCAACCCGGCCGACGTCGAACTCTTGATGGGTGGGAAGCGGGCGAACCTCGTGCTGACCGACCCGCCCTACAACGTCGCCTTCGAATCCTCTGATGGCCTGAAAATCAAGAACGACAAGATGGCGGCCGACTCGTTCTACGAGTTCCTCCTCGCCGCATTCACCAACCTCGCAGGCGTTTGCGACAAGGGCGCGTCCGCCTACGTGTTCCACGCCGACACCGAGGGCCTGAACTTTCGCCGGGCTTTCCAAGATGCTGGCTTCTACCTGTCAGGGTGTTGCATCTGGGTCAAAGACTCCCTCGTCCTGGGACGCAGCCCGTATCAGTGGCAACACGAACCGGTCCTTTTCGGCTGGGTCAAGTCGGGCAAGCACAAGTGGTATGCGGACCGGAAACAGACAACCATCTGGAACTTTGCGAAACCTCGCAAGAACTCCGACCACCCGACCTCCAAGCCACTCGACTTGCTGGCCTATCCGATCGGGAATTCCACCCAGGCGAACGCGATCGTCCTCGACACGTTTGCCGGATCCGGGTCGACGCTCATGGCGTGCGAGGCGACCGACCGGATCTGCTACGCCATGGAGTTGGACGAGAAGTACGCGTCGGTGATCCTGCGCCGCTACGCCGACCACACCGGCGACGCAGCAGGCATCACCTGCCTAAGAGACGGCGTCGAATACTCCTACCTTGACCTCGTAAAGGAAGTCGACCGAAAGAGCGCCTAAGCGAGGGCCACATTCGCTTGCTATTCGCCGCGAGTAGAGCGTGTATGTACATGACCAAAACACCTGATGATCAGGACAAACACAACCGACAAGGAGCATGGTCATGACAACGAATACCGGCACAGTGTGGCTCACCGTCACCCCGCCCGAAGGGCTTTCACGCAAGCAGCTCGCACACGCAATCGCAGCTCGCCTGGGCACGGAGGTCACCTACCACGGCACCCCATCCTTCGCCTACGAGACGGGCGAGGTCTGGTTGGACGCGAAATGGAACATTCCCCTCAGCGGCGAGAAAGCCGAACGGCTGATCCCACTCATCCGCCAAGCCGCCCAAACGGTCGGCGCGAGGCACACCACGCCCCACGACACGGAGGACACGCAGATGCCAGGCACCAGTGATACTGCCGACGAGGTTCCAGGTCTGACGATCAGCCTGCCCACCACCGACTGGAGCGAGCAGACGCGCACCAACCTGGACGCGCTCCTTGCCTCGAAAGGCCCGCTCATCGCCCGAGCGCTGGATATACCCGCAACGCCGGTCGAGTACACGGACGATGCGGTGTCGTTCCTGTGGTTCAACAAGATGCCTGAGGAGGATGTGCGCTCTGCTGCGATCGAGTTGATCGCAGCACTGGTGAAGCGCGCAAAGGAGGCCGCCCGCGTAAGCGCCAAGCCTCCAGCGGGAGGGAATGACAAGTACACGATGCGCACCTTCCTCCTTGCCCTTGGCTTCATCGGAGCCGACCATGCCCCAACCCGGCGCACGCTCACGAAGCGGCTCGAAGGGGACGCTGCGTGGCGCACACCCAGAACCGAGGTGACCGCATGAACCTCCAGCCTGGCGACCGTATTCGCCTCATGTCCATGGACGACTCCTACACGCAGCTCACGCCCGGCGAGGAAGGAACCGTCATCGCCATCGACGCGCTCGGCACGGTGCATGTCGCCTAGGACTGCGGCTCATCCTTGGGCCTCATACCGGGTGTCGACAGGTGGAAAAAACTCGAGCTCTAGACCACTGAAAATAGTGTCTGATCTGGGCAAATACGACTGGATATACCCCTGAATCTATGGCTGTATAGACACACCAAGAACACCACAGAACCAGGGAGGAAACGAAAATGCTCGACCACGGACACTACCCAGAGATGGACACCATCACCACCGCAGCAGCGTTGAAGAAGGCCTGCCAATTCCAGGGCAACCTCATGCCGGTCGGCAACCACATCATGGTGACCCGCTGGGGCTGGAACTACGACCGCGACGCCATGGGCTACGAGGCCCACATCTACACCTACGCCAGCGACGATCGCAGCGAGAACGCCCCCATCACCCACGCCATCGCCTCCGCCAACGACCATGAGGACTTCGCTAGCGAGGCTGAAGCCGGAGCCTGGGCTTTCGGGATGCTCGCCGCCCTCTAACCCCAACCACAACCGCCAGCCCAACCGGCTGGAATAGCCCCGCACAACAGCGGGGCACACCTCTCTCACCTCGCGTTTTTCGAGAGACATAGACCGCTAGAAATAGTCTCTGATCTGGGCAAATGTGACTGGATAGTCTCGCGGATCTATGGCTGTATGTAACCACCCAAGAAGAACACGACACGGGAGAACAGCCATGAACACCACCACCGACGCCCTCGACGAGATCCTCGCCGCCGCCGAAGCGACCCCCGCCGCCCAGGCGGTCGCCCGAGCCAACCTCGTCCGCCAGCAGACGGGCAACGCCCTCCTCGACTTCGACGGCCCCATCCACGAGGGCACCGAAACCGGCATCGCAACCCTGCTCGACCAGGCCGGGATCACCGAGTTCACGATCTCGTCCACCTACTCGAACATGACCCGCGCCCTGTGGGCCTTCCAGCAAGCCGGATGGCAGATCACGGGAATGCAGGAGGTCGCCTCCACAAGCCGCAACTTCGAGACCGACGCCTTCCAGGTTGTTCCTGCCTGGACCCTCACCCGCAACTAACAACCCACGAAGCCGCCAACCCCCGGATGTTCTCCTCGGGCTGGCGGCGCGTCTCATGAAAGGAGACAACGCTCATGGCTGGCTCGTTTTCTCCCACTCCTTTCATGGACGAAACCTCCACCTACTCGCGTCAGAAGGCCGACTTTGCGGTCGCGTTCATCCAGGCGCTGCGGCATACGAAAGGCCGCTGGGCAGGCACACCATTCAAACTGTTGGATTGGCAGGAACAGATCGTGCGTGACCTGTTCGGCGTCATCAAGCCCGACGGCTACCGCCAGTTCACCACCGCCTACGTCGAAATCCCCAAGAAGCAAGGCAAGTCTGAACTCGCCGCTGCGATCGCCTTGCTGCTGACGTGTGGGGATGGGGAGCAGGCTGCCGAAGTGTATGGGTGCGCGGCCGACCGCCAGCAAGCCTCCATCGTGTTCGAGGTCGCGGCCGACATGATCCGCCAATCCCCAGCACTCTCCAAGAGGGTCAAGATCCTGTCTTCGCAGAAGCGGATTATTTACAAGCCGACGAACAGCTTCTACCAGGTGCTCTCCGCTGAGGCCTATTCGAAGCACGGGTTCAACATTTCCGGCGTCGTGTTCGACGAACTGCACACCCAACCCAACCGAGCGCTCTTCGATGTCATGACGAAAGGGTCCGGGGACGCGCGTACACAGCCCCTCTACTTCCTCATCACGACGGCTGGCACGGACACGCATTCGATCTGCTACGAACAGCACCAGAAAGCCCGCGACATTCTCGACGGCAAGAAACACGACCCGACCTTCTACCCGGTCATCTACGGGGCAGACCAAGACGATGATTGGACGGATGAGGAGGTGTGGGCGAAAGCCAACCCCTCGCTTGGTATCACGGTGCCGATCGACAAGGTGCGGGCCGCCTGCAACTCCGCCCGCCAAAACCCCGCCGAAGAAAACACGTTCAGGCAGCTTCGCCTCAACCAATGGGTGAAGCAGTCGGTGAGGTGGATGCCGATGCACGTATGGAACCAGAACAGCGCCCCTGTGGATCTGGCCGAGATTGAGGGACGGCCCTGCTACGGCGGGCTCGACCTCGCATCCACGACGGACATCACCGCGTTCGTCCTCGTCTTCCCACCAAGCGCGGACGACGAGAAGTACGTGATTGCGCCGTGGTTTTGGATCCCCGAAGACAACCTCAAACTCAGGGTCGCCCGCGACCACGTGCCCTACGACCTGTGGGAAAAGCAAGGCTACCTGCACACCACCGAGGGAAACGTCGTCCACTACGCCCACATCGAACACCACATCCAGCAGTTGGGTGAACGCTTCGATATTCGTGAGATCGCGTTCGACCGGTGGGGCGCAGCCCAAATGAGCCAGAACCTTGAGGACGCTGGCTTCACCGTCGTGCCCTTCGGCCAAGGCTTCAAAGACATGAGTCCACCGTCCAAGGAGCTCATGAAACTGGCCCTGGAAGGCAAGCTAGCCCACGGCGGGCACCCGGTGCTCTCCTGGATGGTGGACAACATTCACGTGCGCACCGACCCGGCCGGAAACATCAAGCCCGACAAGCAAAAGTCCACCGAAAAGATCGACGGCGTCGTCGCCACCATCATGGCCCTCGACCGGGCCATCCGAGGAGGCAACGCACAGCCCACAGGCTCGGTCTACGACGAGCGGGGACTGCTGGTCCTCTGAGTTGATACCCGTGGAAAGGAGATACCACCCATGGGGTTCTTCGATTGGCTGCGCCCGAACGCGCGCCACGCTGAGAATCATCAGCTGAGCTCGAACTACTCGTTCTTGTTCGGTCCGACGACGGCTGGTCGGGCGGTGACGGAACGCTCCGCCATGCAGATGACGGCCGTCTACTCGTGCGTGCGGATTCTGGCTGAGGCGATCGCAGGTCTGCCGCTGCACGTGTTTCGCACCGAATCGGACGGGTCGAAAGTCAAAGCCCTCGACCACCCGCTCTACGGCTTGCTTCACGACGAGCCGAACCCGGAGATGACGAGCTTCGTGTTCCGCGAAACCCTCATGACCCACCTCCTGCTCTGGGGCAACGCCTATGCCCAAGTGATCCGCAATGGCCGAAACGACGTGGTTGGCTTGTATCCGCTGATGCCGAACCGGATGAGCGTCGGCCGGGACGAGCACGGCCAGTTGTACTACGAGTACGAGACAACGAGTGACGAGCCAGCCGGGCAGTGGCAAAGAATCCGCTTGTCGCCGCCTGATGTGTTGCATATTCCGGGCTTGGGGTTTGACGGCCTGGTGGGCTATTCGCCGATTGCGATGGCGAAGAACGCGATCGGCATGGCCATGGCCACCGAAGACTACGGTGCCTCTTTCTTCGCTAACGGTGCTGCCCCTGGTGGTGTGTTGGAACACCCCGGCACGATCAAAGACCCCGCCCGGGTACGAGAGTCCTGGCAGTCAACGTTTGGTGGTGCTCGCAACGGCAACAAGGTCGCCGTGTTGGAAGAGGGCATGAAATACACGCCGATCTCTGTTTCCCCAGAGCAGGCTCAGTTCTTGGAGACGCGGAAGTTCCAACTCAATGAGATCGCCCGCATTTTCCGGATCCCACCCCACATGGTGGGTGATTTGGATAAGTCGTCGTTTTCGAACATTGAGCAGCAGTCCTTGGAGTTCGTGAAGTACACGCTCGACCCGTGGGTGGTCCGCTGGGAACAAGCCCTCAACAGGCGGCTCCTGGCGACCCAGGAGAAGCCGGGTGTGTTCGTGAAGTTCAACCTCGAAGGCCTGCTGCGCGGGGATTATGTGTCGCGCATGAACGGGTATGCCATCGCACGGCAAAACGGGTGGATGAGTGCCAACGATATCCGCGCCCTGGAAAACCTCGACCGAATCCCCGAGGCCGAGGGCGGGGACACGTATCTGGTCAACGGGAACATGCTGCCCCTGGCGATGGCGGGAGCCTACGCACCCACCAGCGTACCCGCCGACGAAGAACAAACCGACAGCGAAGAGCCTGCAGGTGCCCAGGGCTCTGCGCCTGCCGGGTGGGCAGAACAATCGAGTGGAAGGAGTAGCCGTTGAGACGGTTCTGGAACTGGGAGCCACAGGCTCCAACACACGACCCGGCTGGTAGTGACACCAGCCGGGTTTTACGTATCGACGGTGTCATCGCCGAAGAATCCTGGTTTGACGACGACATCACCCCCGCCCTCTTCGCCAGCGAACTCAAAGCGGGCAGTGGAGATGTGACCGTGTGGATCAACTCGCCTGGCGGTGACGTGGTGGCAGCAGCCCAGATCTACAACATGCTCCTGGATTATCCAGGGCACGTCACCGTGTGTGTGGACGGGATCGCAGCCTCTGCCGCATCCGTCATCGCGATGGCCGGAGAGACCGTGTTGATGAGTCCGGTGTCCATGCTCATGATCCACAACCCCGCCACTCTCGCTGCGGGTGACGCGGACGAGTTGGGCAGGGCGATCGACATGCTCGCAGCAGTCAAGGACTCCATCATCAACGCCTACGAACTCAAGACGGGCTTGAGTCGGGCGAAGCTCTCCAAGCTCATGGACGCAGAAACGTGGATGGACGCGCGTGCTGCGATCTCCATGGGGTTTGCCGACGACATCCTCACCCGCCCAAGCGCCCCGCTTCCAGCCGACAACAAGGACGCAGACGCTGAGTCACCGTCGCTGAACGCGGCTGGCGGGGTTGTGTATGCGAGACGCCCCGTGGAGCAGCGCCTCGTCGCACACCTCACCCACACGCCCCAAACCCCGAATCCTCCCAAGCCGGAGGGCAGGCGGTTGGTTGACCTGTACGCCCACCTCACCCACCTCGAGCACTAACCGATTGGAGAACACCAATGTCCCAGATCACGATTTCTGACCTTCGTACCCGCCGCGCAGAAACATGGGAGAAGGCCAAGGCTTTCCTTGACGATCGCCGCGACACCGACACCGGCTACCTCTCCGCTGAAGACGATGCCCAGTATGCGCGCATGGAAGCGGACATCGACCAGCTCACCAGCGAGATCGCCCGACTCGAGCGTGCCCAGCGCCGCGATGCTGAACTGGCTCGCGCGACCAACCAGCCGCTCACCACCATGCCAGGTGCAACCGGAGAAGAATCCGAGCGTAAGACGGGACGCGCCACCGCCTCCTACGAACGCGCCTTCTGGGACGCGATGCGGCTCAACGCCTCCCCGATGGAAGTGCGCAACGCCCTGTCTGAAGGCGTCGATTCTGAAGGCGGCTACCTGGTCCCTGACGAGTTCGAACGCACCCTCGTCCAGGCGCTCGCCGACCAGAACATCATGCGCGGCCTCGCCAAGGTCATCCAGACCACGAGCGGAGACCGCAAGATCCCCGTCGTCTCCACCCACGGCACGGCAGGCTGGCTCGACGAAGGCAAGCCCTACACGGAATCGGACGAGACCTTCTCCCAGGTGACTCTGTCGGCGTTCAAGCTCGGCACATTCCTGAAAATCAGCGAAGAACTCCTCAACGACTCCGCCTTCGACGTGGAAGCGTATCTGGCGACCGAGTTCGCTCGCCGTATCGGTGCCGCCGAGGAGGAAGCCTTCCTTGTCGGCAATGGGCAGGGCAAGCCCACCGGCATCTTCACTGCCGGTGGCGGACAGAACGCTGTCACCACAGCGAAGGGCACCGACATTAGTGCCGATGAGCTCATCGATCTGCACTATGCGCTTCGCGCCCCGTATCGCAAGAACGCGGTGTGGCTGATGAACGACGCGACCGTGAAGACCGTGCGCAAGCTCAAGGACAACAACGGCCAGTACCTGTGGCAGCCAGCCCTCACCGCCGGTGCCCCAGACCTCATTCTTGGCCGCCCCGTCCACACGTCCACCTTCGCCCCCGAACTTAAGGCGGGACAGGCGACGGTGGCGTTTGGTGACCTGTCCTACTACTGGATTGCCGACCGTCAGGGACGCTCCTTCAAGCGCCTCAACGAACTGTTCGCCACCACCGGGCAGGTCGGGTTCCTTGCCTCCCAGCGCCTCGACGGAAAGCTCGTCCTGCCCGAGGCCGTCCAGCTGCTCACCCAAAAGGCCGGAGCCTAAGCGAGAAGGGAAAGGGGGTGGCCGTGATGGACATGCCAGGACTGCTCGCCCAGGTGAAGGCGAATCTTCTCATCACCTTTGATGAGGACGACCGTCTCATCGACGCGCTCATCCGCGCGGCCACCTCCTACGCCACCGCCTACCAACACCTCCCCGAAAACCACTACGAGGAAAACGAGATGAGTGGGGCGACCAGGCAAGGCATCGTCATGCTCGCCACCCACTTCTACGAATCCCGAGACGGCTCCACCGCAGGCCTGTGGTCAGACAAACCCGACGCCGCGCGGGCGGTGTGGGCGGCGGTCAACAACCTGCTACGTCTCGACCGCGAATGGAAGGTGTAAGCACATGGCATCGCTTGGATCCATGCGAACCACCATCGACCTCATCAAACCTGTCACCCAGCGTGACCAGGCAGGGTTTATCACCACGACGGATCAGATGGTGGCAACAGTGCGCGCCTACGTCGAGTTGCGTCACGCCTCGGCAGCGTGGGTGGACCGCGCCGCCTACACGAGGGCCGACCGGCTCTTCCGAATCCGCCAGATCCCACACGTGACGGTGGATGAGTCCATGGAAATCGCAGCACCTGATGGCCGCTACATCATCGACACCGTCGAACAGGTCGGCCGCTACATCGAAATCCTCGCCCACCACGCAGTACCGGAAGGAAGAGAGAACGATGGCGAAAGCGACGATTAACCTGCCCACCGACATCATTGACTCTCTGAACGCCGCTTCCGCTGTTGTGGACTCATCGGCTGAGGAAGTCCTCAAAGCCGGTGCCGCCGTAGTGGAACAGCGCATGCGATCCAACCTGCAAGCCTCGATCAGCGACTCTGATCGTTCCACTGGCCAGTTGCTCGCAGCCCTGGGCACCACCGCCGCTCGGGTCAACAGCCAGGGTGACCACAATGTGAAAGTCGGGTTCGCTGAAAACCGGCGCGACGGCAGTTCCCACGCCCTCATCGCCACCGTCCTCGAATACGGGCGCTCCAATCAACCCGCCAGGCCTTTTCTTGCACCCACGCGCTCCCAAACGAGGGGCGCGGCCACCGAAGCCATGAAACAAGCGTTGGCTGCACGGATTGATCAGGTGGCACCATGAACGACCAGCACCCGCCGCTCTTGGAGCAGCTCACCGCTATCGCCGACGGTCTTGGGCTGCCCATCGAAGTGGGCCTGTTTCAAACCAGCCCACCGCCAGACACGTACCTGGTCGCGACGCCGTTGGTGGACATGCTGGACGTATTCGCCGACAACCAGCCCGAAGTCCAGATCGAAGAAGTGCGTCTGTCCGTGTTCACCACCGGCAACTACCTGCCGCTACGCGACGCCCTCACCGACACCTTCTTGGACGCAGGGGTGACAGTCACGGCGCGAAGGTATGTCGGCTTCGAGCCGGATACCGGCTACCACCACTACAGCATCGACACCGCCACCTACCAGCCCCGTTGAAAGGACACCCCCATGGCAACCATTGGCCTCGACAAGCTCTACTACGCCACGATCACCGAAGACCCCCAAACCGGTGAGGAGCAATACGCGACCCCCACACCCTTGGCGAAAGCGATCAGTGCGGAGCTCTCCGTCGAAGTCGCAGAAGCAATCCTCTACGCCGACGACGGCCCCTCTGAAATCGTCAAAGAATTCAAGTCCGGCACCATCACCCTCGGCATTGACGATCTCGGCGCGCAGGCCGCAGCAGCCCTCACCGGAGCGACCGTGGACGGCAACGGCGTCCTCATCTCGGCCTCGGAAGACGGTGGCACCCCGGTTGCGATCGGATTCAGAGCCGCCAGGTCGAACGGCACCTACCAGTACTTCTGGCTCTACCGGGTCAAGTTCGCGCTCCCCACAGAAACGCTCGCCACGAAGGGTGACTCGATCACCTTCTCCACCCCGTCCATTGAGGGCACGATCCTACGGCGCAACAAGCCGGACGTCACTGGCAAGCACCCATGGAAGGCCGAAGTCACCGAAGGCGCTGCAGGTGTGAAGGCAGACGTGATCACCACCTGGTACCAGAACGTCTACGAACCCACCACCACGTCTACGTCCTCGTCGACGTCGACGTCGAAGCCTTCGGGGGCCAGCGCATGACCACGAAGAACAGCAAGACCAAGCGGATGGTAGAACCGGACCGCTCAGCCCTCGTCAGCATCGGCAACCGAGAGTACGAGCTCATCCTCACCACGAAAGCCACCCGCCTCATCGCAGAACGCTACGGCGGACTTGAATACCTCGGACAGGCCCTCGAAACTTCCGATGACCTCGGCCACACCCTCGGTGAAGTGATCTGGCTGATCACTCTGCTCGCCAATCAGTCCGTCCAGATTCACAACCTCCGTCACCCCGACGATCAGCGGGCAGAGCTGAGTGTGGATGAGGTGGAACTGTTGACCGTGCCAGCCGACCTCACCGACTACCGCAGCGCCATCGCAGAAGCATTGCAGCGAGGCACACGCAGAGAAATCCTCACCGAGCCCGCCCCAAAAGCACCACCACGGGACGAGTAGTCGAAGGCGATGGAGCGGTCTTCACCCGCCTCACCTACATCGCCCTGGCCCACCTCCACCTGACCCAGGTTGAGGTGGGCTTCATGGTGTTTGGGCACCTCCTCGACCTCGTCGACTGCTGGCGCATTGAAACCGGCCGCGCACAACCCCAACGCCAATGGTTCATCGACGACGTCATCCCACCAGGCATCTAAGCCGCCGACCCCCGTTCGACCCTTCACAGAGCACAGGAGTGACCGATGGCTGATTCCACTTTCGGTTTGAAGATCGGCCTGGAGGGTGAGCGCGAGTTCAAGAAGGCGATCGCGGATATCAACCGTGAGATGCGGGTGCTCGGCTCGGAAATGAAGCTCGCAGCTTCCGCGTTCGACAAGAACGAAACCTCCGCCGCCTCCCTGACAGCGAAGAACCAGGTGCTCGCTAAGGAGATTGACGCGCAACGCTCCAAGGTGGAGACCCTGCGGGCAGCGTTAGATAACTCTGCTGCGTCGTTTGGGGAGAATGATTCTCGGACGAAGAACTGGCAGATCCAGCTCAACAACGCCCAAGCCACCCTCAACGGGTTGGAAAAAGAACTCGAGGGGAACAACGACAAGCTCAAGGAGTTCGAGACCAACTCTGACGGCGCAGGAGATGAGGCCAAAGACGCAGCCGGGCAGACCGGCAAACTCGAAGACGCGGTTGATGACCTGGGCGGGGAGCTGGACGACACGTCCGGGAAGACCCGCATCTTCGGTGACGTCCTCAAAGCGAATCTTGCATCCGAAGCGATCGTGGGCGCGGTGCGCGGCATCGTGTCCGCGATCGGCGCTGTCGGTAAAGGGTTCGCCTCTGCGATAAAGGACGGGGTCGAGTACAACGCGCGGATGGAGCAGTACACGACCTCGTTCACCACGATGTTGGGTGATCAGGCGAAAGCCCAGGCCCTCGTCAACGATTTGAAAGCTGAGGCCGCTCGTACCCCGTTCGGTATGGAGGATCTGGCGAAAAACACGCAGACGTTGATGGCGTTTGGGATTAGCGCCGACGAAGCGAAACTGCGCCTCGGCCAGTTGGGTGACATTTCCCAAGGGGACGCCACCAAGCTCGAATCCTTGACCCTGGCGTTTGCTCAAATGTCGTCGACCGGGAAGCTCACCGGTCAGGACTTGAACCAGATGATCAACGCCGGGTTCAACCCGCTCGAGGAAATCTCCCGCAAGACCGGAAAGTCCATCGGTGAGCTCAAAGAGGAAATGAGCCAAGGCGCAATCAGCGCTGACATGGTGGCCGACGCCTTCGCTTCTGCTACGAGTGAGGGTGGCCGGTTCTACGGGGCGATGGAAGCCCAATCGAAAACCTTCTCCGGACAGTTGGCGACCATGCAAGACGGGGTCGACAACCTCAAAGGACTGCTCGCTTCTGGTCTGTCGGACGCGTTGGCCGGGACGGTCATGCCGATGGTCAACGGGTGGATCGACGAACTCACCACCGCGTTCGAGGAAGGCGGCGCACCCGCACTCATCGAAACCCTCGGCACCGTCTTGCAAGAAGCGCTTGCCTTCATCGCCGAACAGTTGCCGGTGGTGGTCGAGTCGGGCATGCAGATCCTCACCGCACTCCTGGAGGGCATCATCGCCGTCCTACCCCAACTGGCCGAAACAGCGGTCACGCTGGTGGTGGCACTGGTGGAGGCAATCAATGAGGCACTGCCTGCGCTCATGGACGCGGCCTTGCAGATCATCGCCACCCTTGTCTCCGGTATAGGTGAGGCCCTGCCGGAGCTGATCCCTGCGGCGGTGGGCATGATCATGGCCTTGGTCCAGTCCCTGGCCGACAACCTGCCGATGATTCTGGATGCGGCATTGCAGCTGATTCTCGGCCTGGCCGAAGGGCTCATCGCCGCCATGCCAGTGCTTGTCGAGGCCTTGCCGCAGATCATTACCGCGATTGTGACGTTCCTGGTCGCAGCGATCCCACAAATCATCGACGCAGGCATCCAACTGTTGACGGCGCTGGTGGGGGCGTTGCCTCAGATCATCACCACCGTCGTCGCCGTGCTGCCCCAAATCATCACGTCGATTATTGGTGGAATCGTGGGCGCGATCCCGCAACTCATCCAAGCAGGCGTACAGCTCTTGACGGCTCTGATTGGTGCGCTGCCTCAGATCATTTCGACGATCGTTGCGGCCCTACCGCAGATCATTGCGGCGATCGTGTCGGCCATTGGTGGGGCGATCCCACAACTCGTCCAAGCAGGAATCAGCCTGCTCACCGCCCTGGTCGGGGCGTTGCCTCAGATCATCGGTTCGATCGTCTCCGCAATCCCATCCATCATCTCCGGCATCGTCGGAGCAGTCGGCCAAGGCGTAGGCCAAATGATGGAGGCAGGCAAGAACCTCGTCTACGGATTGTGGAACGGCATCCAATCCCTCGCAGGATGGTTGTGGAAGCAAGTCTCGAGCTGGGCGAGCGGGATTTGGAACTCGGTCACGAGCTTCTTCGGCATCCACTCACCCTCTCGCAAGATGGCGTGGGCGGGCCAAATGCTCGTCGAAGGCCTGGCCGGGTCCATCCGCACCGACGGCTCCAAGGCCATCGACGCGGCACACGGTCTGGCCCAAGGCACCATGGACGCTTTCGCAGCGTTGGAAGAAGGCCTGAGCGTCCCACTCGAGGTGGAATCCGCACTTCAGGTTCCCACCGTTGACCTTGACCCGACGTCGATCCCAGCCAACCGCGCCGACCGTTCGACGGGCGAGGCTGGCGGGGTGGATGTGGCGGGGATTGTCGACGCGACCGCCAGACGGATCCTCGGTTCCCTCGACATTTCTGTTGTGCTCAATGATGGGACGCTCGTCGGCAAACTCGCACCCGCTTTCGATCGCCAGCTTGCTCGTCTCGACCGTAGGAACAGCATCCTTGCGGGAGGTGTGTGACGTGTACGGGTTTACTCTCAACCACCAGACCACCTCCACCTCCCTTGGCCTGCGGCTCACCGCCCCAGTGAGCATGCCCGCTTCCATTCGGGCGGTGGATGACATTGAGGTGGAAGGTCGGGCAGGCACCCTTACGAGGTTTACGGGGTGGAGGGATAGCGAGATCGACCTGGAACTCGCAATCCGCCTGGACGGTGGACTGGGCGCGTTTGCGACAGCGGCCCACGCTTTGATCAACGCTTCAACGATTGCGTTTTCGGGTGAGCCGGGCGTGTTCCGACTCGTCAAACATGTGCACGTCGAGCCACTCAAGCGGGAGTCGGCAGGGTGGGGGTTCTTCACCGCGACGCTCACCTGCCAGCCTTTCAGCTACCTCGATTCGGGGCTGAACCCGATCACGCTCACCACCACTGGTACCGTGACAAACCCGGGCCTGCTGGATGCGGACCCGATCATCACCCTCACGGGGACGGGCACGCTTGCGCTTACGGTCAACGGCATCGTCCACCAGGTGCGCTCACCGTCAGGCCAGGTGACGTTGGATTCTGCGCGGCTGGTTGCTCACGTGTCCGGAAAAGTCGCGAGTGATGCGCTCACTGGGCCATTCCCGGTGCTCACGCCTGGGGTGAATCAGATCAAGCTCGGCACCGGCATCTCGAAGATCGTCGTGGTTCCGAACTGGCGCAACCCCTAACCCACATCCTCATTCTTCTTCGACCACTCCGCTTGGGCGGGGTGGTCTTTGTGTTGTTTGGAGGCCCGAATGATTTCGGTTCATGACCGCACTGCCACTTCGTTTACCGCAACGGGTGTGGGGGTGTTGGACAGGGACATCATCAACCCCGTTGTCTCCGAAGAACTCGGCGGCGGATTCCAACTCTCCTTCACCTATCCCGCAGGTGGCCCAGCGGCAGCACACTTGGTCCCCGAGAACATCGTGTCCACGCCGGTGCCGGGGTTGGAGGCTCGGCAGGGTTTTCGCATCCACGAGGTCACCACACAACTCGGCTCGATGCTCGAGGTGACGTGTTTCCACATGTTCTACGACCTGGCCGCCAACCTCATCGCCGACACCTTCGTCGTCAACCAAACCCCTACAGCTGCGCTCACCCAAATCCTGGGATCTGCAAACACGGCCCACGGCTTCACCGCCTCCTCGTCTGACACTTCGAGTCGGGCGTCGGCGCGGATTGTGCGTATGCCGGTTGCCCAGGCGCTCATGGACACCGGTGAAGACAACAGCTTCGCCTCGAGGTGGGGCGGGGAGATCACCCGGGACAACTGGCACATCCACCACGCACACACCCGTGGCCAGAACCGTGGTGTCGTCATCAGGGATCGGAAGAACCTCACCGGCTACCAGTCGACCATCGACATGTCGAGCGTGGTGACGCGGATTCTGCCCATCGGCTACGACGGCCTTCTCCTGCCAGAGCTGTATGTCGACTCGGAAAAGATCGGTAACTACCAGGTTCCTCACATCCGGGTCTTGCGTTACCAGGACGTGAAGGCCATCAAGGATCCTGAACGGCCTCGCGAAGACGAACTCCCACTTGAGGATGCGCTGGCGGAGTTACGCAGGCGCGCCCGCCTTGAATACACGCAGGCCTGCGTGGATGAGCCGTCCGCCTCCTACACCGTCTCCTTCATGGACCTTGCCTCCACGAAGGAATACGCCGACCTCGCCACCCTCGAAACAGTTGAGCTCGGTGACACGCTCACCGTCCGGCACGACGACCTCGGGGTTGCCCTGTCGGCACGGGTGGTCGCCTACGAATACAACCCGTTGACCCGCCAGTACATTTCTGTTGATCTCGGATCGGTCGCCCGGTCGTTTACGTCTGTCACTCGCACCGTCACCAATGCGGTGAAAACCGCTGAGGCTGCCACGGATCTCGCCGGTATTGCCTTGGCGAGTGCGGACGGAAAAACCACCAACTACTACGGACCCACCCAACCCACGTCTGCTCGGCTTGGGGATACCTGGTTTCGTGAGAACGGCGAACAAATCGAAATCTGGGTGTACCAGATCACCGACACGGGCCAGCCCGGCTGGGTCGCTGTCGCCACCGATCTCAACCACGCCCAACTGTCCGCCGAGCTCGACGCAGCACGCGCAGAGGTCGCAGCAGCCCAGCAGGCAGCTGACGATGCGCAGGCTACGGCCGACCAGGTGGGTGCGCGTCTTGCGAGCGCACAAGTCGAGATTGAGCAAGCGAAGAATGACGCCGCACAGGCAGCCGCGACCGCCCAGCAGGTCCTCGCAGATAGCGGTGAGATTGGCCGCCGCCTCGACGAGGTCGAAAACGAACTCGCTACCACGCGGGATGAGGCGACACGGGCGGGTGCGCTCGCTGACCAGATCAACACTGCAAGCCAGCAGTGGGCTTCGAGGCTGTCTCAGGCTGAGGAGGATCTCGCCGACACCGCCACCGCCGTCTCCTCACTGGATTCGCGGCTCGACGATGTGGATGCGCAGGCGGCACAAGCCGCCCAGGAACTCAGCTCGCTGAATACCCGCCTGTCAGGTGTGGACCAGCAGATCAGCAGCCTCGCAGCGGATGCTCAAGCCGCCCACAATGAAGCAGCAAGTGCCGCGCAGGCAGCACAAGCTGCAACCCAGGAAGCCGCACGAGCAGCGGGGATTGCGGATGGGAAAGCTGACGTACTCATCCAAGCGGCCACACCCGCAGCCAGTATGCGCAAGGCCTCGACGCTGTGGATTGACACGACCGGCGGGGCGAACACCCCCAAACGGTGGGACGGCACCGCCTGGGTTCCCGTCACCGACGGTGTCGCTCGAGACGCAGCTTCGAAAGCTGCATCCGCATCGAGTGCTGCGGCGAATGCTCAGGCAGCAGCAGACGCCGCCTACGCCCTTGCTGATTCCAAACCGTCGGATGCGGAGGTTGCTCAGCTCACCCAACAGGCGCAGGCTGCTGCGATCACTGCAGCGAAAGCTGACGCCACCGCCAAGGCGGATAAGGCGAAGGCAGATGCGTTGGCGGCTGCAGCAACTGATGCCACGAGTAAGGCGGATGCGGCGAAGGCCGCTGCAATCGCTGCAGCGAGTGCCGACGCAGCCACGAAAGCCGCCCAAACTCTCGCCCAAGCACAAGCAGCGCTCAATGCGGCGCTCGCTCAGGCGCGCAGCGAAATCACCACGGAGATCCAGACCTCTGCGAACGGGAAGAACACTCTCACCCTGTCCACCAGCTCACCATCAGGAAGTGGCACGAGGACTGGGGATACGTGGTGGCGGCACACGGGCGGGGTGATCATCGGCCAGTGGACCTGGAATGGCACCAGTTGGCTTGCCACCACGCTGCGCCACGAGGTCATCGCCTCCGTCGACGTCAACGCCCTCGTCGTCTCCGGCACGGCCAGGATGAACGAGGCGGCCGTCAAGAAGATCATCGGTGATGCAGCCTTCTTCAAACAGCTCACCACCAACAAACTGCTTGTCGCTGCCCCCGACAACATCCTCCCCGGAGGTGACATTGCGGCCGAGCCCGCGTGGTGGCCCACCCAACTGACACGAACGACCGACGACAAACCCACCGGATACGGTGCCTCTCTGGTGACATCGGCGGGTCAAGAGACCCTCATGCTCACGACAGCGGACCTGTTCGTGCCGGTGACCCCTGGGGCGACGTATGGGTTCGAGATTTGGATCAAGGCCGACAAGCCTGGATCCAAGTTCTTCCTTGCCCTGCTCAACCAGTCCGGTACCCACGCTGGTACCGCATCCACTGTCCTGACCGCTGGTGACAGTCCAGTGGGAAGCGGAGCGTATCTGCTCAACAACGTGGACGTTCCCACCGAGTGGACGAGGTTTTCCTGCCGGTACACAATGTCGGCCTCGACGACTCAGGTGCGTCTCGGTTCGGCGTATTTCAACCACACAAACGGCACGGAACAGACCGCGATCATCAGCATTGGCGGGATCAGGCTTCGCCCAATGACCGGAGCCACCCTCATTGAGGACGGGGCGATCACGACCGACAAGATCGCCGCCAACGCGATCACTGCCACGCATGTGAAAGCCGGTGCGATCACCTCCGACAAACTCACGATCGCGGCCGGGTTCATCACCAATGCGATGATCGCCAATGCTGCGATCACGGATGCGAAAATCTCCGACCTGTCGGCAGCCAAGATCACCACCGGCACTCTGGCGGCAGCCAGGATTGCGGCCGGGTCGATCACCTCGGACAAGCTCACGATCGCCAATGGGTTCATCCAAACCGCGATGATCGCAGACGCTGCCATTACGGATGCGAAGATTGCGAACCTGTCCGCTGCCAAGATCACGACCGGGACCCTGGCGGCAGCCAGGATTGCGGCCGGGTCGATCACCTCGGACAAGCTGACCATCGCCGCCGGGTTCATCACCAGCGCGATGATCGCGGACGCAGCGATCACGGATGCGAAGATTGCGAACCTGTCGGCAGCCAAGATCACGACCGGCACTCTGGCGGCAGCCAGGATTGCGGCCGGGTCGATCACCTCGGACAAGCTCACGATCGCCAATGGGTTTATCCAAACCGCGATGATCGCTGACGCCGCCATCTCATCAGCGAAGATTGCGAGCCTGGACGCCGCCAAAATCACCACCGGCACCCTGGCAGCTGCCCGCATCGCAGCAGGGTCCATCACGGCCGACAAGCTCGCATCAAACGCGATCCAGGTCGGGTTGGCGGGGTGGACCTCCACGATCCGCATTACACCGACCGCGATCTCCTGGTACTCCGGCACCTCGTTGGAGGGGCAGATTACGAGTTCTGGGATGGCGTTTTGGTATGGCACCCGAAAGATCGGGTGGATGGGTGAGCAGTACAAGCTCAACTATCCCGACATTCGCGGCATCACCAACGCACTGGAATACACCGGAGACTTCGTCGACTGGTCCTACAAGAAGAGCACCACCGACACGGCCTACACGAGCCTGTTCACGTTGGACCCGAAAGGAAAGTTCCACGGCCAATCCGGCATCCACCTCGGCACCGCGTTGTACATGCACGGCTGGGCTGCCTACACCTCCGGTAACCGGCCGCTCATCCTCCAAGACGCCACCCTCACGAACGTGGGCACCTTCGCGGCGTTAGCGACCCCGTCGAACAAAGCAAAAGTCGTGTTCGGCACGAACGACCTGTACGTCGTGACGAACAGCTCCTACTACAACATGACCCGCCTGTTTGACCGGGTCAAAGACCTCATGAGCCGCATCAACACGCTCATCAACCTGCTCAACAAGGGATGGATCACCTCGATCACCGACAAAGGCGGCGGACAGATCTCCTGGTCGTACTACTCCAACACCGGCACCACCGCCATGTCCACAACCCTCGCCTAACCAAAGGGGGCCCTCATGTCCATCATCATCACCAACGCCCACCTCCTGCCCGTGTGTGCATTGCTCACCCGGCTGCCACTGGCCGGTGCAGCCTCACGGGCCAGGTCGAAAGTGCTCGCCATGGCCACAGCCGCCGCCCAGTCGTTGGCTGAATCCGAGTACGCGCTCGCCCTCGAACACGCCACCCTCGACCCGGATGGCAAACCGGAAGTGGATGGGGACGGCACTATCCGTTTTCCCACCTCAGCCGATGCGCTCGCGTTCATGGCAGCACGGGCTGAACTCATGGCAGAACAAGCAGAACTGTCGGGACCGTCGTATACGACCATGGCCGCCACCCTCCACGACGCCCTCGTGAATCTCGACGAGCGATTGTCGGGTGAGGAGGCCGACGCCTACGACCACCTCCTCGACGCTCTCGAAGCACACCTGAACGCGGGAGACACCGATGAATGACCAATCCGCACCCGACATTAACGAGGGCGGCCAGACCGAGGGCGGGCTGGAGGTCGTCATCGAAGAAGGCGAGCACGCCGCACCAGTTGCCACGCCTCCAGCCGACGCCGACCTCGCAGACACGCCACCACCACAAGCCCATACCGCCTCAGTGGATGTGGCGTGGGAAGTCCTCGACATCCTCACCGGCGAAAACGGCCTGATCTAGCAGTTAGGAGAACCCATGCGCGCCACCTGGACCGTCTTAGAAACCTTGTTCACCGCGATTGGAGGTGCCGTGGGTTGGTTCCTCGGAGGAACAGACGGTTTCCTCCTCGCCCTCGTTGCTCTCACCATCCTCGACTACGTCAGCGGTGTCATCGCCGCCTACACCACGCACTCCCTGTCCTCGGCCGTCGGCTTTAAGGGGATTGCCCGGAAAGTGATGATCTTCGCGCTCGTGGGCCTGGCCAACATCATCGACATTCACGTGCTCGGCGAAGGCGGTGTCATGCGCACCGCCACCATCTTCTTCTACCTCGCCAACGAAGGCCTCTCCATCCTCGAGAACGCCACCCGCATCGGCCTTCCCATCCCCGACAAGCTCGCCGACGCGCTCGCCGCCATCTCCACCACCGGACCGCGAGGCAAACACACCCTCGACGCAGACGCTGCGGCGACATCAACCGGGCCAGCAGAACCCACCCCCGACAGTGAGGTTCCCGGTCCACAGCACCACAACATCTCCGCCACCCCACCTGACAGAAAGGACGAAACACCATGAAGAACTGGAACACCCTCGAAGCAGACGAGGATCGCATCCTCACGACCCACTTCACCAAGGGTCGAGGAGGACGCAAGATCGACAAGATCGTCATCCACCACAACGCCGGAAACCTCTCCATCGCTGGCATCTACCAGGTGTGGCAAACCCGAGAAGCATCCGCCCACTACCAAGTCGACTCCAACGGCCGGATTGGTCAGCTCGTGTGGGACCGTGACACCGCCTGGCATGCAGGCAACTGGGAAGCCAACACGACCTCCATCGGCATTGAACACGCCGACATCACCTCAAACCCATGGCGAATCTCCGACAAGGCAATCGAAGAAGGCGCACACCTTGTCGCAGCCCTGTGCAAGTACTACGGGCTTGGACGACCCACGTGGGGACGTAACGTGTTCGGCCACAACCAGTTCGCTGCCACCGCCTGCCCTGCGTCCCTGGGAGGCGACCAGAACGCCACCTACATGGCGCGAGCCCAGTACTGGTACGACCAGATGACCGGCAACCCCACACCCGCCCCTAAGCCTGCGCCAGCTCCGACACCGGCCGTCAACATTGACGCCCTTGCCGACGCTGTCATCCGAGGCGAATACGGCAACGGAAACGAACGACGCCAGCGGCTCGGCTCCAACTACGAAGCCGTCCAACGTCGCGTGAACGAAAAGCTCGGACTCACACCCGCGCCTGCTCCCGCCGTCGACATTGAAGCCCTCGCCGATGCAGTGATTCGAGGTGAATACGGCAACGGTGCCGAGCGTCGCGCACGGCTCGGCGCTAACTACGACGCAGTACAGCGACGAGTCAACGAAAAACTCTCCTGACGAGTGAGTTCCTCACTCTGGCCCCACTGCTACCCACTTCGGGTAGTGGTGGGGCCCTTTTTCGCGTTTGCGGGACTGTTGTTCACCTGGCCCTCGAATTGAACGTCGACGCACAACCCGAGCCATGGCGCGCGAAGACGACAGAGACGCTTCTGGGTGTGCTGTCCGGTTTCGTCTGGTGCGACGGGCGTATAGGCGACCACCTTTCGCCTCGTTCCCAGGAGGGCTTCCTCATGGCTCTAGACCAGACTGATCGCCATCACATCGAGATGATGCGCTCTGCAGGGGTTGCCTACTCTCGTATTGCCGCGCACCTGGAACTGAACGCCAACAGCGTCAAGACCTACTGTCTGCGACACGGCATCACCGTCGATCCGTCCGTTGAGCAGGTCACGGATCCCGTTGGCGTGTGGTGTTTGCACTGCTGCAAGCCGATCGACTTACGGAAAGGATCGAAGTTCTGCTCCATTGTCTGTCGCCGGGCGTGGTGGGCAGCTCACCGCACGGTAGTCACCCAGGAACTGGTGTGCGCGAACTGCGGGAAACACGTCACGGTAGTCCGCAGCGGCACGGCCAAGCGTAAGTACTGCTGCCACCCCTGCTACATCCAGCACCGCTTCAACACCCGTGGCGGCAAACGATGAACCTGCCAGCCGAGTTTAAAGCCCATCACCAGCTCACGGAGGTCAAAACCCTTCTCGAGCGCGGCATCCTCACCCCACGCGAAGCCATCACGGTGTGCGAGCAACTGGAACAGCCAGATGCGCCGCTTGCCGGGCTGCAAAGAGCCTGTTTCGTTGACTATCTCGAGGGCTTCAGTGATGTATGGATACAACCTGAAACCCGGTCTGACTAGGAGAAACACCGTGAAGAGAATGGAGCAAATCACCCCACCACCAGTCAACACTTCGACGCTGGTGAAAGTGGCAGCGTATGCCCGCATCAGCACTGAAACCGAGCGCACACCGCTGAGCTTGTCCACCCAAGTTTCCTACTACCAGCAACTCATTCACGACACTCCCACTTGGACGTTCGCCGGAGTGTTCGCCGATTCTGGGATCTCTGGAACGACCACGAATCGACCCCAGTTCCAAGAAATGCTGACCCTTGCTCGCAACGGCAAGATCGACCTGATCCTCACCAAATCGATCTCGCGATTCGCTCGCAACACCGTTGACCTCCTCGAGACCGTTCGCGAGCTGAAGGATCTCGGGGTGGAGGTGCGATTCGAAAAGGAGAACATCTCCTCAACCAGCGCCGACGGAGAGCTGATGCTCACCTTGCTGGCCTCGTTCGCGCAGGCAGAATCGGAGCAAATCAGCCAGAACGTGAAGTGGCGCATCTGGAAAGGTTTCGAAGAAGGCAAAACGAACGGCTTCCGCTTGTACGGTTACACCAACTCAGCTGACGGCACCGACGTGCAGATCGTTGAGGATGAGGCCGAGGTGGTGCGCTGGATCTTCGCTCAATACATGGAGAAGGTCTCGTGCGAGAAGATGGCGGCCCAGCTCATCACCGAAGGCAGGGTGGAGCATTTGGCCGATAACAAGCTGCCCGGCGAATGGGTGCGCCACATCTTAAAGAACCCCGCCTACACCGGTGACCTAGTCTTGGGGCGGTGGTCCACCCCCGAGGGTAGGCCCGGTCGAGCGGTGCGTAACACTGGCCAGCTACCGCAGTATCTGGTCAAAAACGCGATCCCCGCAATCATCGACCACGCGACCTTCGAGGCGGTCCAAACCGAAATCGCTAGGCGCAGAGAACTCGGAGCGAAGGCGAACTGGGCGATCAACACGGTCACGCTCACCTCGAAGATCCGGTGCGCGGTCTGCGACCGGTCGTTCGTACGCTCCGTACGCAAGCCACGCACCCAATACACCATCACCACCGAACACTGGATCTGCACCAACCGCAAAAGCGGGCGAGCCCACAGCTGCGGCACCCGCGAACTCTCCGACACCGCCCTCAAACAGCTCATCGCCGACGTCCTCGACCTCGACGCCTTCAATGACAAAATCGTCAGTGAACGCCTCGACCACATTGATGTCGAAGGCAAAGACCACCTCACCTTCCACCTGACCGATGGAACAACGATCCAGCGCATATGGGATCCACAGCTGAAGAAGAACTCGTGGACCCCAGCTAAGAAAGCCGCCTGGAGCGAACTCGTGCGTGCCCGCTGGGCTGAAGCCAAAAGGCTCGGGTTGGACAACCCCCGGCAAGCACCAACCCCGCCCGAAGCGTTAGCTAAATACAGGGCCGTGGCTGCCGCCGAAGCCGCACGCCTACGTGCCGAGCGAGGCGAACGCTAAATGGCCCGCACAGTCACCGCGATCCCCGCCACACGAGCTCTCCACACGGGCACTCCACTAGGCCAAACAACCCTGCGCCGAGTTGCCGGGTATGCGCGCGTGTCCACCGATCACGACGACCAAGTCACCTCCTACGAGGCCCAAGTCGACTACTACACCCGCTACATCAGCGACCACGCGGGCTGGCAGTTCGTCAAGGTCTACACCGACGAAGGCATCACCGGCACCTCAACCAAACACCGCGCCGGATTCCAGCAGATGGTCGCAGACGCACTCAACGGCAAGATCGACCTGATCATCACAAAGAGCGTCTCCCGATTCGCCCGCAACACCGTTGACTCGCTCACCACCGTTCGAGCGCTCAAAGACAAAGGCGTGGAGGTCTACTTCGAAAAGGAAGGCATCTGGACCTTCGATGCCAAAGGCGAACTCCTCATCACCATCATGAGCTCGCTGGCCCAAGAAGAAGCCCGTTCCATCTCCGAGAACGTCACCTGGGGGCACCGTAAACGCTTCGCCGACGGCAAAGTAACCATCCCATACTCCCGGTTCCTCGGCTACGACAAAGGCGAAGACGGAAGCCTCGTGGTCAACCCCGAGCAAGCAAAAACCGTGCGCCGGATCTACAACATGTATCTAAGCGGCATGTCCATCGGCATGATCGCGCGCGCCCTCACTGACGAACCAGACACCTTCACCGCAGCAGGCAACAAAACCTGGCACTACCAATCCATACGAGCAATTCTCACCAACGAGAAATACAAGGGCGACGCCCTCCTGCAAAAGTCCTATGTTGCTGACTTCCTGACAAAGAAGCAGGTCATCAACCAAGGCGAGGTGCCCCAGTACTACGTCACCGGCAGTCACGAAGCCATCATCAGCCCAGCAGTGTGGGACTTCGTCCAAGCCGAACTAGCCAAAGGCGCTGGAGATCAGCGAACACAGCACCGCACTCGCCCCTTCTCATCCACCCTCGTCTGTGGCCAGTGCGGGCACTTCTTCGGCTCGAAAACCTGGCACGCAGGCTCCAAGTACGAAAAGGTCATCTGGCGGTGCGGCCACAAATACTCAGGCCAGGAAAAATGCTCCACCGGGCACATCAGCGATCAACGACTCAAAGACCTGTTCTTGAAGGCGGTTCGCCTTCGGTTCGGCTCACCCGCCGACGAGACCGTCAGCCAGGCTGTGCTCGATGCGCTAGACACAAGCGACCTGGAAGTTGAGGCCGCCGGGCTGCTCGCTCAAATCAATGAAGTGGCCAAGAAGCTTCAAACGATGATCGCCCACAACGCACGAGTCGCTCAAGACCAGCAAGCCTACGAGAAAACGTTCAACGCTATCCACCAACAACACCAGGCACTCTTGGCAGAGCACGCAGCCGTGGTCGCCGAGATCCAAAACAAGCACAACCGACTGGCCGCCTACCACTATTACAGGGAGGAGACCGCAAACCTTAATGTTGAACAGTTGGTCTTCAGCCCATACCTCTGCGTCACCCTGCTCGACAAAGGCACCGTCAGCACCGACGGCACCGTGACCTTCCACTTCCGCGACGGTAGCACCCAGACCGTCACCATTGACCCGCGCTAGTTATTGTCGAGCCTTCGATGTAGCAAGCTGGCAAGCGCTAGGTGTTCGAGGGCTTCTTGCGGATCCTGTTCGAAGGCAAGCTCATGAGACCCCGGGTTTCGCACACCTAACATTGCGCCACGAAAGAGTGCGTGAAACCCGGCTTGCTCATCTTCGCCAGAACGCCCCTCATGACGCGCAACCGAGAGATTTGGGTCTTTGCCACCAAAGGCTTCATCCATCAGCTTCGTGCCGGAATTCTCGGAGCCCAAGAGACCACGGACTCGTACCTCAATAGACACAAATGCTTCAGTTACCGCTTTACTAAAATGGCCGTCTGCGAAGAGCTTTCCTGCTGACTCGATAACGCGAGGGTGAAAGTTATCAATGGTGAGGCGTCGAATGGGTGCTACACGCGGGGGTTCCTTCTTGTCCAGGTGCGCCTCGGTATAAGCCATTCCAGCAAACGGACCGCCAGGCAAATCGTTGACGATCACCCGAGTAACGATGTAACTGAACTTCCCGCCACGAGGATCGGGAAACTCGATGTGATCACCTTCGTAGACCGGGGTCTCGGTCCCGAAGTAGGCCTTCTCGATTCCTTGATCGTTGAGAACTACTGACTCGTAGTCAGCACGACTATCGGTGCCCGATGAGCTGCTAATAACTGTCACCATTCGTGTTCCACTTTGGCGAAACAATTGGGGCAACGGCATGTGAACCACCTCCTTGCTAGTTGAACCAATCAAGCGCCCAAAACGAGGTTCGCGCGCGTTTGTATCCGGCGTGACATGAAAGTCTCGCAGACGCGAAACTCCAGGATGTCCTCCGCCCTCGTGTCCTCCGTCAACAGCTCGGCCAACGAGTGCTCGACGACGCAGTGGGTGAGGACCTCTGGCGTGTAGAAGGACGCCGACCGCTCCCGGTCGCGACCGGACAGGCGGAAGGCGAACTCGCCCGCGCCGTAGCTGCGGACCTTCTCCTCCCCCGTCACGGGGTCGGTCCACCGCACCAGGTCCTCGTCGCGGTAGCTCGCGATCTCCCGCGTGGGCACCAGCCATGAGCCCTTCGAGGGGTCGCCCTTCTTCGCGACCTCCACCATCGGCTCGGTGGTCAGGATGCCGGTGTAGGACATCAGGCCCTCGTAGACGGCGCCGAGCTGGTTGATGCCGAGGTTCGCATATGAGATGTACCCGCGGCGCTTGCCTTTCTTCGGCTTCGACAGCAGGAGCAGCGTCAGCACCTGCTGCAGGGCGGCGTTGCTCAGCCGGACCGGGTCCGGATCCTTCGGATCACCGTCGATGAGCGTTGTCCGGCGGCGGTCGAACAGGTCCGCGCGCAGGTCCTCGACCGGCATGACATCGACGGACGGCAGGCCGCCGGCGACCATGCGGAACAGGACGTCCAGGGAATCGTGCAGGTGCGAGCCATTGCGCTCATCATCGGTGGTCAGCGGCTGTCCGATGAGGTCGCGCAGGCGGTCCAGGCCGTATCCCGCCGTGTACTCGGGGGCGCCGACCGGCACGATGCCCAGCTCGGGACGCGCCTCGGCGTAGAGCAGGAACAGGA